TTACGGCATATTACCAGTTTTGGCTTATTGCCGCTATCCCAATCACGCCAAACGTGCTGTGGGCAATCCTTCATAATCAAATACTCGATTGCTTGCTCTTCTGTCATTGCCTCGACAGGCTTTGTGTTATGGAGCAAGTAACCCCTAGTATGCTTCGTAAAGCCCTCTTCGGCTTCATCTTTAGCTAGTTCCCAGTATACCTGTACTGGTGGTAGGATGCCGCCCTGTAGCGCACAAGCCATCCAGTTAGGGTCAGGCACAAGTATCTTTGCACATTCGTCAATGCTGTCCTCATAGACTACACGATAGTCTGACTGCACACCGTCTAGGTTTTCCTTTGCCCAGCATAGGCGGTCAAATAGGTGTGTGCCTTGAAACTGTGGTGTTTCCATTATGCTAGGTCTCCGTGTAATACTCTACAAGCTAGAGAAGGGTCTTCGGTTGAGGTGTTTGCGTAAGCATTAACATAAAGTGCAGCAGAAGTGGTTGGTGCTGTTCCTGTATATGCTTGACTTAAACATTCTTGACTGTTGCTACCTTCTCCAGCCATTCCACTATGGCAATAATTAATATTCCCCATTAGTGAAGTTATTGTAAAAGTCATAAGTCCAGTTCCTTCATCTGTAAAACTAGAGTGGTTAAATGAATCACGCACAACATTACTAGATTTTTGTTGAAAATTAATCCACGCCTTCGCACTACCCTGCACAACGTACTGCGTATCAAGTGACCCAGCGGTGCTGTGTTCTAGGGTATCTGCTTTGATTTTTCCTAGTGCCATTATGCTAAATCCCCTGTCACCTGACTGCCAAGATACTCAGCATCAGCTAACGAACTCGCTTCAATTTCAGTGACTATTCTGTGTGCTGATGTTGTAATAAATGAACTGTCTTGCGGATAACATATGGGAACTTGGCTTTGAATAGCACAATTCATAGTTAATCCATAATGCTCACTTGCCATATTGTTAGAATAATTCATTGTTGCCTTTCCAGTCGCAGTGTCAGTTAAACTAGAAATATTAAATGAATCATCTACTGTTGTAACATCTACAGAACACCAAGCCTTCGCCAACCCCTGCTGCAAGTTAGTAGTCGTGCTATTACCTTCGCCTGTCACAACGATAGACCCAGCGGTGCTTGTGCCAGTGAGTTTGTCTGTTTTTATCTCACTCATGCTAGGTCTCCATGTGATGACATATAATGGGCTGACAAATCTGTTCTAGCACCATTAGCACTAGCGTCAGAACCATAACCATAACTAGCGGATACAACTGATGCGCTTCTAGCCACACTACCATCTTCGCCTGTCGTAGCTGCACCGCCTCTGTTTGCCGACACTCCATTTAAACTACCATCTGTAAATTCATCAAAAGCATCAGTTAAATTTATTTTGTTATCTACTGAACCAAACGCATTTGTTAGATTTGACCTAAATTGTCCTGCCGCACTATCTGTTGTGCTAGATGAATTTAACGTAAACCCTAGTACAGTTGCATTAACTGCATCATAAGCAAATAAATGTTTTGGTGCATTTTGCTTCGTCAGCGTAGCCGCACCACCGCCTGTGCTTTGTATGGTATCTGCTTTTAATGTACTCATAGCGTCACCAATGTTCCACCGCTTTCAACGGTTAATGTAACACCAGAAGCCACAGTAAACGGACCAGTTACGTTGGCGTTCTCTGTAGCTAGGATGGTTGTGTCTGCTGTAAGTGATTGTGCGTTAGTACGGAACAAGCCACCAGCCTTGAAGTTACCCTTGTTTTCAGCGGCTGGAGTGACCGTGCCTACTTGAGGAGATAAGTAATTTACAAAGATATTGCCTGTACCAGAAGAAGGCGCGGCAGTAAATGTCAAAGTAGTGCCATCAGGAATAGTATAAGCATTGCTATCTTGAACCACTCCATCTACAGAAACAAGTACATCTTGAACTGAAGAAACTGTCGTAGTTAAAGTAAAAGTTGTATCACTGCCATCACCATTAAAGCGTTGTACAACAGGGGTGCTTTCAAAAATCGTAGCAGGATTATTCCCATAATACGGCATCAGGTGATCTCCATTATACTCGCTACTGTATCCAGACTATTCGCAGTATCCGATTGCAGAATCAAGCTGTGGCCTGTTTCCATAACGATTTTGTTGCCACCCATATACTCAAAACTAGACGCGGCAGGGATAGGTATATCTTTAGCAAGATGTACAACCTGTCCAGCATTGAGTTTTATATCCACAGTAATTTGGCTAGAAGACGTATTCGACAAAGTCAAACCAATAACAACCGTAGTAGTGCTACTTGGGACAGTATATACCGTCATATCACTATTAGCTGTAGTGTTAGATCCGTTAAATACTTTGTTTTTAAAGGTGTTAGCCATTGCTACCCCCTATCAAACATCGTCTAAGAGAGCGGCTACAATACAAGTAACAGTTCCTGTAGAAGATATTGCATGAACATCAGCTACCGTGGCATTAGGCAATCTAGCAAAAAATGTTTCAGAAGGACCTACTGTAACCCCATCACCAGCAGAGCTAGAAGCAGTACCCGCATCAAACACCATATAAACGCTTGCTGTAGTGCTTTGGTTTTGAACAAATAAGAACTTTACCTTATCGCCTGTTGCTACCGCAGTAGGAGCTGTATCATCATCTACCGCTGTGTAATCAAGAAAATAGCCAGCTATCAAATCAGTACTAGAATTAGAAACACTCGTCAATTTGTAATACCATTTATCATTAACATCTGCCGGAGCTACTGTTAGACTCCCTGATAAAGTGGTTGCTATCTCATCAGGCAACATTGTTGCCGAAATAGATACATTTGCTGAATCTGCCATTATTAACTCCTATCCTAAAGCTATGGCTAAAGCGGTTGCCGTGCCAGCTACTCCAGCACTACTCCCTAAATTAAAAGTAGAGGCAACACTTGTAACTGCTCCTCCTGACCCAGCACCGTCACAAAAAACAATGTCTGATGTCCCATTTGGTATTGATACTGTTGCACCCGAACCTTGTTGGATAGTAGCACTTCTACCACCTGTTAAAGAGTTTTGGATGATAAAAAACTTACTAGATGTATTCGGCGCAATCGTTACGACATTTGTGCCACCTAAATCAGAACCGCTATCTTTGAGGTTTATAACAGAAAACATTCCTGTCTGGACATTACTTTGCCCAGAAGTAGGGCTTGCAGCTCGTATCGTTAAATCTGTAGTTAAATCCGAAGCAGTTAAATCAGAAAAACCTGTTATTCGATCAAAAATATCAAAATTAAAATTGGTTACATCACCCCAAGTACCGGAGAGTTCACCTGAAGCCGGTTTTTCTATACCTATATTTGTACTGAATGAACTAGCCATTTACTGCTCCTATGCCGCTATCTCTATCCAATTTGGAGTTTGAGAAGGAGTTTCCTCCGACCAAGCAGTTGTCGTTACCGTAACCGTTGTCCAATTTGGGTTCTGGCTAGGAACGATAGCTGAGTATATTTGAACTATACCAACATTTCCTGTTACTGCAACCCCTGTAACATCAACTTCTATAGAAGGTACAGCATTTACTGAGCCAAGTGCGCTTGTAGCCGCTACGCCTGTGACAGCAAAAGAAGATGTACCAGTAACCGTTAAAGAGCCAAGTGCGCTTGTAGCCCCTACTCCTGTAGCAAGCACCAAAGCTGAAGCTGTGACTGCTTCTTCACCAAGACTTATTGTAGCTACCGCGCCAACACCAACAACATTTGCAGAACAATTTGTTGTTTCTTCACCGAGTGCGCTAGTGCCAGCTACTCCTGTCGGCACGAGTAAAGATGTGCCTGTAACAGCTACTGAGCCAACCGCGCTTGTTGCCGCTACCCCTGTAACATTTACTTCTATAGAAGGGATAGCAAGGGCTGTACCGAGTGCGCTAGTGCCAGCTACTCCTGTGACAACGACGGGTATTGCTTGGTTCCAAGCCCCTTGATTCCAAGTTCCTCTGCCCCAACCCGTGATATTAGCCACAGTATTACTCCATTATGCTATACGGATAATGGCATTACTCGCATCTGCTGTTGGGAACTGAATAGTAAACGTCCCAGAAGTAGAGGTTTTGTTAGAGGTGAAATCTAACACTGCTACTGCTTTATTACTATTTGTATCATTATAAATCAAAGCACCCATTGCTGTAATAGTAGCTGACGTAAAACTTAGGTCAACAAAATCAGTAAGTGCAGTTGTGCCTGATGTAGTTGGTGCAACTTTAGTAAGTGTGCCTCCACCAGTAGCATACGTTCCGCTAGAAGCTACCTCACCAGTAGTGGTAAATGCGGTTGTTGTCGCGCCTAGTGTAGCTGTAGTGTTTGATTTGCCCCCACTACCCTCTGCATACAATGCCAATTTAAAAGCATTACCATTTGTTGCGAAATTGTGTGTGCCTAGCATTAACTCTTGTTTAAATGCGGTACACAGTGCTTGTGCGATTGCCATTACAGTCTCCCAATAGCTTCTGCTAATTCAATTTGTCCAGCTTCACGAACCTTCGCGCAAATACTAGCACGTTCTTCTTTCCTAGCCAACTCTATATAGTATTGCGCTAGATTTCTTACTCTATCCCTAAACGCCTCAGCTTGTAAACGTATTGGCTCGGGAGCATCATCAGATATGTAGATAAGTTTATTAGATAGCATTTCAGCTATTTGATCGTTTGATAAACCACCATTTTCGGAGGTCATTACATTAACAGAGCCCACTGTTCCCACGCTTAAATCAAACATGATCATGTCTCCCAAAAATGACTGGGTCACTCTCCACTGGCTCTGGTGGTTTAAACTCAGATTGTTTCATTATCATCAGACCGCCATCTTGAACTGTTTGTACAAAAGGATCCTCTAACCTATGATATCCATATAGTTTTTCATTCTCTGGCACATTAGTATCTAAAAGCCCGGATCTATGTGCAACTTCTAATTTTATGCCTCTACTAGCAGCTATAGCGCACCAAAACTCTACACAAGCCCTGCCTGATTCAGCCGTATTTACATCTTTGTAAGTGAAATCTAAACCATACAAACAAAGGCAAGTTACTTTTTTCCATATTGCGTATGCTATTGCGTAAGCGACAGTATTATTGAAATAACAATAGCCTAGCTCTGTGGCGACCTCTTTAAGAGGATAAAGTTTTAGTTGTTTAACTCTTTTATCTAGCTGACAAGTATAAATAGGGTTTTTATTTTTCTCTAAAAACTCTCTAGCTATACCTGTTTGAGCACTAGCGTTTTCCGTATCTAAAAACCTAGACACAGGATCCATCATAAACGTCTTATCAACGTGGATTACAGCACCTATAGAATTAATGCCCCAAGTTTCGTCAAATTTTTCTGATGCGACTCTAGCAGAAATATAATCTGCATAGCTGCCACCTAAACCGACAATGGCAACTTTCATGTTCTAGCCCTGCTAGGCAATCCTTGTCTGTATGCATCAGCATTTTCACGGGCTTCTGCTAAATCTTTAACCCTGCCTAATGATTCTATAAAACGACCATTATACAAATCCATCATATCTTTTTCACCTTTCATAAAGGTGTACGCTTCTACTAAACAACCATACAGCATAGTGTTGGGCGCATTTTCACTTAAATAAGTAAGAGTAGTATCAGCACTGGTAGAAACCACTGTCCCTGTCGCGCCACTTGTACTGCCTGTTATTGTTTCACCCACCGTGAAATCAGTGCTTGGTATAATAATATCTAAAACAGTCGCACTAGTTATAGAAGATATAGTGGTTGTTGCCCCGCTCGTGCCACCTGTGATTGTTTCATTAGCTTGAAAAGTACCACTCACACTGCTTACTGTCAACTCAAATTTACTTTCGGTAAGACTAGCTGGTCTGTAGTAATAATGAAGTTCTGAACTAAACGCGGCATTCGGGGTGGGAGCTAAAATAAAATTTTGATAATCATACACCGCGTAATATTTAGGAACACCCGTGACAGAAGAATCAGGGTATGATTCCTGCAAATAATTTACATCTTTTTGTAACAAAAATTCTTTAGAGGAGTTATTTGTAATGCTGACACTAAAAGCCGCTAAAAAATCTGTCGGCATACCTAAAAATTGGTTGCCAGAAGATAATGCACCTGTAGCGTTTTTGCGGAATACTTCTAAATCTACTGTCGTAAAAATACGTTGTTCTGTGGCTTTTACAAAATCAGATAAATGAGACACAAAAGAAACTTCTGTGTTTTCCGTGTAATCTTTGATAGCGGTTTTTAACTGTGTATATGTAAAACTCATGATATAACCACCGTAACTGTGCCGACACTTCCTGTTGCTTCGAAAGTAGTTAACTCTGCCCCTATGATGCCCAAACCAACATTAGTGTAAACTATAAATCTGTTATTGTCTTCTTTTACATCTGTTCTAGGTTGAAACAGTGCCTCTGCATCTGATCCCGTTTGCGTAGGCTCAAGCTGAGGTGCTTTAGGTTCAAAACACTCTGAGCAAACTTTAAAATTGTTCCATTCCTCTTTTAAAGAAAGATATGAATATCTAAACCCACACCTATCACAAATTGCTTGAGAATATTTTCCTAAAGCATACGACATCAACTAAATCCATAATAATCTCGACGAGGAACCAAAGAAAGATTAGCTCTATCTACATCTTCATACGCAGCACGACTAAACTCTTCTTCATAAACTGCTTTAAGAATTTGTATACGATCAGGAGCTTTTTTCATAGCTAAGTAATATGCTAACCCCGCTGCTAAACAAGGGTAAAATCTAAACGGGACATCTAAAGTATTAATAGAAGAATCAGCATCTTCAATACGAGTTAATCTATCGTAGACTAGAGTATAAGAGGTATTCGGGGTAGGCCAAACTTTAATAGTGGGGGCTATTTGTCTATCAACATACCATTGACTAGGCTGAGCTTCAGTATTTTTGCTAGGGATGTTTATAAAAGCATCTCTACTTATCCTAGTTATTTGGGTATCTGATTGTGAGGAACCTGTACCTGTTCTTATAACAGCACTCAAAATATCAATAGTATCGGTAGGTAATGAGTAAGTAGCTGTACCCGAAGTTAACGATAGAGTACTTTGTTCTATCGTCCACCTATTCAACCCCCTGTTTGCCCAATCAGCAAACATAAGATTCAAAGAGCGGGTGGCTGTTCTCACATCATACCCTGTACGAACTTCTAAGCCACACCGCTCAAAAGCTTCTTCAATGTAGTCGTTTACATCAAGCTCAAAATCAGTTGACCCAGAGGTAGCCATTAGCTATACGGACCTTTAATAATCTTAGGGTCGCCCATCTTTTTTACTTTATTGACAGCACCACCTTTAGACATTTTCATGACTTTATTGACAGCACCGCCTTTAGCCATTTTTTTCATTTTATTAACTGCCCCGCCTTTAGCGTACATCTTCTTTTTCATCTTCGCCATCTTCATTTTCCTCTTCTGCGTAGAGATTATCAAAGATCTGATTGACATCCATTGTATAGTCTAAATCAGACTTTGAATAGTGAATGTGTTGTGAGGGTTTAAATTGAGGAGCTCCCTCCCCTGTAACATACCATGCTGGGTGTGTTACTCTCACACGATTATTAGGCAAAGCCACAATATTACCTGTCCATTCACCAGCATCTAATAACTCTAACACATGGCTTTGTTTGTGTTGAGCTGGATCATCTGCTACTTCACTATCTGTATAGTCAACAGTAAAATAGTATTTTGCAGGGTAAAACTCACCATCGATTTTTGCAATCCAAGGGCAGGGTTTTGCTCTGTTCAGACTATACACGGCATGAGTATGCGACATACAATCCCAAGGTTGTGCTTGGTATACATCCATAGGTCGAGGCCAACCCTCAAGTTGAGTATCACCGACCAAAGCTGTTATAGGCATTCTTGCCCACATAGCACCACCATGAACATTTTCTTCGTCGGTTTCATCACTCTCACAACCTGTGAATATAACTTGAAAACTCAAACATCTGTTTGGCATAGTTGTGACAGCTATTACCATTGCATGAAGAAACTCTCCATGGAAATTTTCGTGGTTGCAAGTATACTCCCGCCTTACCCAACATTTAAAGTAGGGGACGTTACTTGTTAAATAGTTCATTTTTTCTTTTTATCCTCTTTCTTTTTTGGTTTTTTACCTTTTCCAAAAATATGAGCATCTACTTTAGCTGCTTTGCCGCCTGTTAGAACACTGTTCACTCTAGCCATAGCCCATTGACTAGGGGTTGTCCCAGGACGATGCCCTGTCCGATAAGCAGCTAACCCTTTATTATAGACTCTTTGAAGCTGACCTGTCGTAACTTTTTTACCTTTTTTACGAGCAGCTTCAGCTTTTTTTGCTAGTGACGTTTTTGTTCCTGCGCTTAGTGCCATTAGCTTTTCCTTTCGTTTTAGCCGCAGTAATTATATCTGCACGAGTTATCTTGCCACGAGGAGGTGCAAAAGCCGCTAACTTTTTTTGCTTTGCAGATAATTTTTTTACCATGACTATGTCTTTTTACCCCCAAACATTTTACGGAACTTTTTCGTATGCACGGATTCTTTCGTTTTCCTTCTAGCTCCTGACTTATTAGTATCACTTGGGAAAACATAAGCGGAAGGATCCTTTGCTGATTTTTTTGAATTACGTTGTATTTCTTTACGACGTTTTTTCTTATCTTCAGGACTTAACCCTGCAAGATATTTAGCAGGGATTTTGCGTTTTGATTTTTTCTTGCGACTAGAGGGGGCAGTCTTAATCTGCTTTGCCATATTGCCTCTTGTCATAGCCATTACATTATCCTCGGCACAGCCGCCGCTGCTATAATCAACACTGCTATGCCCCACAATCTCATATCTAATTTATCAAGTTGTTTTTGTATTTGGGCATAACGCTCACTGCAATCTGCCTCATGCTTTTCTAACAACTTTAAAACATCATCTGCTTTCATGTCACCACGCCTTACATGACCAATACCGCGCACTAAATTTATCTTTAGCACTAGCACAATTATGACGAGCCCTGAAAGATTTACGCCTTGCAGGGATGTCTTTTTTAATACTCATATTGGGGTCACCAAACCTCACAAGTTTTATTTGGTCACCTTTTTTAGCTAATACTGCTGATTTTTTCTTAGCTCCAGGAGTGCGTTTCGGTTTGTTGAATCCAGGAAAAGTCTCCCCTCGGTATGATATTTTACCGGAAGGAGTTCTTTTTACATCCTTTGCACTAGGCATTATGACAAAAATACCGTGATAGAATCAATAGCCGTTAGGGTAGTCAAGGTAGGACTAGATGAACATTTAATACCTTCATCGGGAACGTATATTGAATCTGTTTGGTCTGTTGTAGAAACAATATCTAAAACAGTTGCACCCGAAGCTCCATCTTTAATAATAAAAGCGGGGGAGCCTGAACCATTAGTTTTTATATACACACCTCTGATCCTAGAAGGACCAGCAAAGAAAGCACCTGTTGCAGTTCGTGTAATAGCTTTTACATCTGAGCCAGCCATATTATTCTCCTTTTAAAAAGAGAGGGGCTAACCCCTCTCTATTGCACACTAAGCAATTTGAACATACTCAATGATAAAGGTGAACGATCCTGCTGTTGTTGCGTCCACAGTGTTTGTGATGTTGCAGTAAATAGTTCTTTCAGTATCTGTGTACTGCACAGAAGCTGGAGCGGTAGCCGCGTTCTGCGTTTGAACAACCAAAGTAGTCGTAGTTACGTTGTGAACAACAACGGTTGTGCCGCCATCAAGGATTTCATCAGTGATTGCCGCAACAATTTGTGCGCCAGAAGAAGAAGTACCAACTTCGTAACCGATATCGCCTGTTCCAATAACGGGAGAAACGTCACAAAAGATTTTAATGTCGGTGATGATTGTGTTTGCTGGTTGTGTGAACTCACCGATAGTTGGGCTATCACCCGCTGTTGTATTCACTGTCACACCAGTGGCGTAACCAACATGCTTGATGTATTTATTAGTGAAAATACCAGTAGAAGCAACAGATGAGGTTTCAGTGATTGCCCCTGTTGTCGCATTTTTATTAATAACTTTAAAACCGTTTTCAGAGCGTACCGCTCCGTTAAAAGTAGTTACAGCCATTTCATTCTCCTGTCTTGGCTAATGTCAACCACCCAATGTGGTTGTCAGGACTTGCAGAAACTATAAACAAAAAAAGGGCGGCTCGCAAGCCGCCCTTTCGTAATACAGTGTATTAGGCTCCAGGAGAACCAAACACACAACGCGGGTCAGACACCCCGAAGCTATAACGCTCACGGGCTTTGTAACGCACGTTACCTGTATCAAAATCGCCTTCCATAGCAGTTTGCATCGGTGTACGAACAAAATGCTTGAAGCCGTTTGGTGCATCCGTTTTAATGAAAAACGCATCTGTATCGGTTAGGAAGTGATTAACAACATAACCATCAGGAAGCATCCCCATATTACGGACTGCGTTGACATCATTGTCTGCAGTAGCAGGACGCAGATTAGAAGCCATCAAACGCTCAGCTACAAACTGAAGTGCTGGTGGGATAACCATCTTCATACCACGAAGAGCAATTTTAAGACCACGCTCATCAATGAAAGCTGAAATATCAATCAAGGATTGCTCGAGTGATGTTTCATTCAAATCAGCAGATGTAGTCAATTCATTTTTAAAATTGCCACCTGAAGTAGTGGGATGATCCGTTGCACACAATTCCTTACCATCACCAAGCAAGAAATTAGAGTCAAAAGCATTGTTTAGAACAGATGCTGCTTTGACTTGCTTAGTATTAGCCATGGAACGTGCCAGCGCACGAGTATAACGAGAACTGAGCTTGTCGTAAAGATTATCTTCAACAGCTTCCTCAGTAATCGAAAATGCAAGTGCAATGGTTTCATGTGTGTAACGAGCTGTAAATGATTCGTTTGCAATATCAAATGATACTGCTGAGCCCTCTTGTTTAGTGGGGGCAGCTCCGAATCCAGCCAACATTACTTCTTCTTCAAACGCACGATCTGAATTTTCTTGATCATAGATCTCGGCATGTTCATTATCGTAGCGGTCATACTCCAAACCGAACAGGGCGTTTAGTCCCGGCTCTAGTTCTTTAAGGAGTTGGGATCTTGCAATAGCCATATCTAATTACTCCTTATAGACCAGTGGTTGCAGTATGGAAAGGAAGATTCAGTTTAACCAAGAACACTACGCCAGCAGCAGTAACGTCAATTTCGTCAAATGAATCCTTAATGCCCACAACACGGAAGTTATCCGTAGCAGTAGTAGCACCAGCAGAAGCTACAGAAAGCTCACCGATAGAATTACCAGTAGAACCGTTCTCTGAGCCAAATCCTGTTCCTTCAGCGTTTCCATGAATCAAAGCAGTTGCCGTTGCAATATTAGTCAACGTAGCATCTCCTTGGATTTCATACACTTGATGTGGGTTATCGTAAACGAAAACCCGCGCTTCAGTGTTTGCTTTTAAAGAAGCAGTTCCAGGATAGTGGTTAGAAAAAGTTGGAGTACCATCAAGAGCGACGTACTCACATCCACCCATAACACCTAGGATAGCAACGCTACCACCGTCAGCCGCGCTTACATCCACAAGTCCGTTAGTCAGGGGGATAACCATGTCACCTTGGTAGATGGCAGAGCTAGATCCTGCTGTAGCAGATACTTGTACGAGGTAAGAAGTCAAACCGTTGGAGTTCGCCGCGCTACCTAGAAGGTTGTGTGGACGTAATCCAAATGGTCCATCAATATTTGATCCGGCCATAATAAAGTCCTTCCTTCATTACTCAGAGCCTCCTTTGGCTCCAAAAGTTACACGAGATTGCCGTTCATTATGAATCGGCATTGAACTATGCTGTTCTCTCATTAAATCATTATCGACCGCAATCATCTGATCAGCTGTCTTTTGCTTGTAGTGATCATCACGTTCTTGCTTCGACTCAATAGGAAAACGAGCTAAAATAAGACCACCAACACCAATAACTCCTGCATGTTTACCATCTTGTATAGTAGGAGCTTGGAAATCAGGGTACTCATCGGCGCGAACTAATTCAAAGCCTTCGCGAAGGCGAGCTGAAAGGTTTTTACTATCATCGTACCCCATAACAGAGTCACGGATCCAACGATGAGTATATCCCTCAGGGGGAGGTGGGGCGTCCAACGTAGACGGGGGTTGCCAAGGTTTACGGCGCGTGTCTTTTTCACGAGTGGCAGTTGTGCGTGGGGTACGATCCATGATCTAGTCCTTCACGATTGTAAGCGAGCAAGTTGCTTCGCGTATTGTTCATAAGATACACCTAATTTATCTGCGATTGCAACCTGAGAAGGTGATAATTTGATTTTTTTGTTAGAAGGCTTTCCAGAAGAACGTGTTGCACCCGCAACAGGTGCTCTAGCAGCAGACCTATTATCTTGTTGAAATTTATGAGGAAATTCCTCTCGGATACGTTTATCTAGCTCTTGGTAATACTCATCTGAGCTAGGGTCAAAATATTCGTTTTCTACAAGGCTTTTATGAATAGAAAAAGCTGTGAGAGTCATAGGCTCGTTTTCGCCAAACCACGAATTACGCTCTGCCCATGACCTTGCTTTAGGGTCTGGCTGATTAGTAGGCTGTGGTTGTGCTTGTTGTGGGGGTTGTGGTGGAGCAGCTTTTCGTTGTTCTAATTGATGTTTAGCTACATTTAACCGCTCTGATTCTATAGCTAGTTTTGCTATTGACTTTTGAGCTTCTATTTGTGCATCAACATCACCTAAATTAATAGCATCAGATAATTTCTTTTTAAGAACATCTTCTTGGGATGTTACTCTTTGGTCATACTCACTTATGTACGATTCATCAATTTGAGAACTGCGTTTCGCAAGCTCTTCATTTTGTTTTTGAACAGATTGAGCATATTCAGTAGCTGCTTTTTCACGACGCTCAGCTTCCCGCATTTTGTAGGTGAGCTTTTCAATGCGCTTTTTGACTTTGTCGCTGTAACCTTCGAGGTCTTCGTCTGAGGTTTCTTCACTGGCGATTTCTTCGCTAGTGGTTTCTTCACTGGCGATTTCTTCTGTGTTTTCTGTTTCATTTTCCAATTCCACTTCTACAACATCTTCTTCTACTTTTTTTGCTTCCGGCATAAGATACACTCCTATGTGTGAATAATGTCTTCAGGATCGTTGATTGTAGCTAGGATTTCATCATCATTTAACAAACGAACTTCACCACCATCTATTTTAAAGCGGCTACCAGCATACCGACCAAAAATAACCCAATCGCCTTCTTTACACCAAGGCTTCCAATTTTCTGTTGGGTCATTGGCATTTCCAAACTTAACAGGGTCTTTATATGCAAGCGGACCGACTTTTACTACATAGCCACAAACAGTAGCTAATGCTTCGCGGTCTACAGTAGAATCTGGTATATAGATACCCCCTGCTGTTTTACCTTTGCCACGGTAGGGCAGAATAAGAATACGCCAACCAGAAGGTTCTGGCAGTTTTTCTTTAGCAGTAATATTATCAGGGGAGGTTTGTTTTTTAGCGGCATGTTGAGCAGCTTTTGCATACCGCTCTGGAACTAATAGAGTTTTACTCATGTTCTATCCTTTTTAGCAGGAGATCTAACTCCTGTTTTACGTTAGCAAGTTCTGCAAGCCTCGCTCGCAGTTCCTGGAATGCGGCAAAATCTTTCACCTGACCTTCTATTAATTGGTCAGTAAGTGTCTTTTCCCGTTCAGATAGTATTTTAAGGAGTTTTTCGTGTATGTAAAGGGTAGACATCTATGCTTTACGAACTTTCTTGCGTTTTTTAGCTGTTTTAGCTGCATTTTTAAAATCTGCTGCTGAGGGTGCTCCTGCTTGTCCAGGTTTACGCATAGGTTTACCGCTCGCCCTTCTCTTTGCTATGTTTGCATATAAACTCATTTTTTAAAGCCTTTCAGTCCACGGATTCCAAAACTTGCACCGATACTCGCATACATCGCCCATTGAAACCACTCAGGTGTATTAGACAATGCTGCAAACCCTTCTTGAACATAAGGCTGGGTAAACGGAATAAAACACATCGCTATAATGATAATGAACAAAATTGTCCATGCTTCATCTTTCCAGCTATTATCACTAGCTTGAGCCATAATTTTTTCCCAGCCAGCTTCATGTGTCGCGGCTGTAACCATAACCTGTGCTTCTGCTTCAGCGCGAGCTTTCGCTACTGCGCCTTTAGCTTTAGTTTGCTCAACTTTAGATTCCATCCAGCTACCAGCTAGGTTTGCTATTGGACCTATGAGTGCCTGAAACATTAATATAACTCCTTACTTGCAGCTACCTTAACAGGTTTACAATAAGCGGTTGCTCTGTGTTTAGCAGGGACACCACTTAAACTTCCATAATTACCATATCTCTTAGTTATTTGAGAAGCAAAATAATTACAATCAACTACTGATCTAAAATACATATCTTGACTCTGTACTTTACCACCTAATACAACTACTAATAAAAACGCATGAATCACTTTCTATTCATCCAAGCTGTTGTGCCCATATAGGCTCCAACAATACCCGCTCCAGATAAATAAAACAGATTAGATATATCAGATAAAGCCTTTACCCTATCCAAAGGGATAAAAAACATAGCTACAGTAAATAAACCCATGCTTATTAATGTATATCGAGCCATCCTAAGTTGAGCTAAATGCTTACGAAGATTGTCTTCTGTTGTTTTAATTTCTTTGACATGAGACAGTTCTTCATCACTAACAATGCCATCACCATCTTCATCGTATTCAGCAAACTTAGATTGTTTTTGCAGTTTTTTCTGAGCCACTAACGCACCCCTGTAAACTTTGTCCCTGCAATAGCTGCACCCGCACCACGCGAACCACCGCGTTTTGCAACTTCGCCAGTTCTTGGAGAACCTTTGCTACGATTAGCGATACCCCTGCGTTTAAATTCTTCAAACGACATAGTTTCATCATAATCGCCATCATAAAACATTTCGCGTAGTGCTTGCTCTGGATCAATGGGTATTTCTTTTACATCTTTATTTTTTGAAGTCATTTTATTTCCCTATGTTTTGTATAAATGATTCGAAGGTAAAAGGTGATGCTCCGCTGGGAGCTCTTGTTCCAGTAAAGGTTTGTACATCTCGATCTTTATCGTATGTACCACTGTACGTTTTACCTGTTTCAGTATCCATATACCCTCCAGGAATTGAAACAATTCCTTCGCCTAACGCTTTTGCTTTCTCAAAAAACGAGCCTAACCCAGCTACTTGGTTAGCCGTAGAAGGACCACCTAAAGCACGGAAAGATGTATCTATACTTTCTGGTGTGACAGGATTACGATCTGGAAACCCTACATTCACATCACCAAAAGGAGTAGGCACGTCTACGCTACGAGGTAAGCCAAAAGCGTCTAACACATCATTTACTGCTGGTCCGCGAGAGGGAGCTAATTGCAAATTAGGTATATCCACAGTAGGCATTTGGAAATTCCTTATATCATCTAAAGTTATTCCTGCATCTGCAAATTGCTGTGTACCCGAAGATGTGCCAGAAGTGGTTCTAGAACCATAATTCTGCCCTCCTGGATAAGATGCCGAAAAATCATCAAAACCAACAGGAGCAGGAGCATCATCAGGACGACCTGTATATTCACCAATAATACTATCTTTTCCCACTATTGTATTGCCTGAAGCTATACCTGTGTTTTTTGATGCAGGATTTGTTGTAGAACCAATACCGAATCGTCCCGCGATAGTATTCGCTAATCCAACTATACCTTTTACTGTATCAGTTCCAGGAACGACCGCGGATAATGCCCCTAATGGTGTATTTCGTCCTGGAATAGCCATATTCGCTACATTTTCAACAAAACCTTTTTTGGTATCATAACCAAACATTCCTGGAATATCAACTGACGGTCTAGCCCCTAATTGACCAGCTACATAATTTTGGGTAGAAGTAGCATAAGGATCCATACCTCTAGATATTGCATCTAAAGCAGCATTATATGCTTCAGCTCCTGGACCAGACATTCTACCAGAAGCTGTATAACCTTGTTCTTCTTGTGAGCCTCCTGGACCATCTTGCCGACCACCGCCAGAAGCTATACCCCCCGAAGGCGTACCTCCGTAATTTCCAGCACCGAAATCCTGTTCATTACCGCCCATGCCATCATTGCCACCGCTATTACCGGAAGAAGAGCCACTACTTGAGCTACCTGCTCCACCCCCACCCATTCCTGGTTCTGGCATTATCCTCTCCCCTTATTGGCTGAACGTTGCATAGCAATTTGTGCTCGCATCTGAGCTATATCTTCTGTACTGCCAATACGCTCACGTTGGATAGCCGCTTGCTCTTGAGCTTTCTGTTTATTAAACTCAAGCTCCATTTGCTCTTGTTGGGCATCTTGCATCTGATCTTGTTGCTTTAACTGTAACTCTTGTTGTTTTAATTCTACTAAGGGGTCTTGTCTTTGAGCACCAAGAACCTGTGCTTCTTCTTGCAAGTAAGCAGTCATCAGCTCAGCTTCTATTTCATCACTTCTATTTTGCATCATTTCAGGAGGTATTTCTTGCCCCTGTTGCTGCATAGCTTGCATTTCTTGTTGTGCAACCATCTGCCCTTTTAAACTTAGATGCTCGAATATATGTGTTTGCAAAATCTGCATAGATGCAGGATTGCCTTTTACTGTCATACTCTGCATAAAAGCTAAATGCGTTTGTATATGTGCATCATGGTTTTGTTCTGGGAAGGCTTTTAATTGTTGCCTACCAGCCATAGCTAATTGCAATTGACCATTTTCAGTAATCGCATTTGTAGGCTGTGGTTGTTGTGGAGGTGTTAATATCTGCTCAATATTATCTACACCCAAAGCACTATACATCCTGCGATATGCTTCATAAGTATTATGCATTTGTGGATTAGCTTGTGCGAGTTTTAATTGCTCTGCTGCTAAACTTACACGCTGGGACATACTGAAAATATTAGGGTTAGCTACAGGTACAATATCCACACGACCATCAAAATCCTGTGCTTTCATGCCTTGCTGATTACCTGTAACATTGTACAAATAATCACTGCCATCTGCAGCTATGATCTCAGCAAGCAATTTAAATTCTTGCTTCATAGCATTGTACAAACGCTTATGCACAGCAGACATAATACGACTGCCACGTTCCATAAGCGCAACTGTTGTACCTACAGGCATCTCAGTATTCTGAATATTGCCTGTACCTATATCTGTTGTGCCTACAAATTTCTGTGCCGCTTGTACTACAAAACCAAGCAGCTGAAACAGAGTCGCGCTCGGCTCTTTGTAGGGCAGAGGTAAGAGTGAGCCGCGAAGCTCCGTTCCAACAACATCGACATCACGCCATTCTCCAGGCTGAAGTGGCTGATCATCATCTCGTATGCGTAAACCTCTTGCTTTAAATCCAGCTGGCATATTTGATAAAGTACCAGCATCAATTAACTGCCGTAGGTTAGCTGTAGCTGTGCGGGATAGATTACCAAGTAAATGAATTAGGCCATTACCATAGAATCCAAGTCCAGGAGTAAACATATAATGAATAAAATATTGTTTTTTCCGCTTAAACGCATCATCTTCAGCATAATTACGGTACACAGACAAAACATCGCCCGAATCAGAAGATACCGTCACAATGTACGGCAGTTTTATACCTGTTGGCTCACCTTCGTCATCTTTATCCGCAAAATCTTCTAAATCTAAATAACAATGGCACTCATAAAGGGTTAGTTCTTCATATGAACCTGACTTTTCCAAACCCGAAAGCTCTTCTTTAGCCTCTTTTAGCTCATCATACTCACCTTCTCCAGGAGTTACCTCTAAATCACGGTAAAAACCATTCACTTGTAGCTTCCGTAACTCATTTTCGGACATACGAATGATATGTGTAACACGTTCACATGAGGCTAAATCAGTAGCATTGTATGGAACTAGCAAATCTTCCGCCTGTACAAACTTACTTACCTGTCTGCCAAGCTGTGGATCAGGGTAAACTTTCTTAAATGCACTACCACATAGTCCTAAGTAGTATAACATCTGGTCAAATTCAGAATCATACTCTTCCATAACATGCAAAAGCTGATAATTCATCTCAGTTTTTATACGTTCTGACTGTTTTTCTAATTCTGGTGATGTATCACCCAAGACTTGTGTACGGACAGGACCACTCGGGGGCAATAATTCTTTATAGGCTTGGCTTTGGAATTGGCTAACTGCTTCATTCAGCATTGGGTGTATAACACCAGTAGCTCCTTGGAATGGTTCTGTACGGTTCTCATACTTAACACCAAGTAAATCTAAACCTTTTGTATAAACATTTAACCATTCATTACGCGAACTCTTATCTTCATCTACTTTTTCAAGTATCATACTAGATATACCTGTAAGTTCATCCTCATCGATAAACTCAGCAAGGTTATCCATAAATTGTGCTTCACCCTTATCTTCCGCATCAGGCTCAGCAAACTCTACTGAACCATCTTCCATTGTTGACATTTCCATACCATCAAAAGAAGGTTCAGGGGCAGTCGTCGGTAATTCTATTTCTAATGGGTCTGACTCTAATTGCTGACCAACCAATGTAAATTCACGCTCAACATTATTATAAGGGCTAGGTTGTTTTGCCATCAGTTTTACCTCCCTGTATAACTCGGAGCATTGGGGCTGGCTTATCTTCTAAACTATTTAGAACAATCTCAAGGAGTTTTTTCAACTCCTCAATTCTATCCGTAGTAGGAGTTCGTTCTTGGCGGTACATCGACATGGTCGTTATAATCCTCTGGGTGCTGTATAAACCCACCTTCGCGGAAACGTCGGAGAGCCTGTGTTACTGTATCAACAAAATCATCATTTTCACCAACCGGAAATGAAGCACACTCTTCTATCACTTCCTCTGCCCATCTAGTATCTGGAGCCCATACTAACCCACTTTCTAGGATTGGCGCAATGGAGTTTACTCGAGTATATTTATCATTACCTCTACTCGGGGAATAATTCTGCACAGGAATACCCATACTACGCAATTCTTGCGTTAATGGCATACCAGTCGCTTTTGCCTCAATAATCACACATTCAGGCTCCCAATAATCATATTCTTCTTTTGCAATACGCTTTAAATCAGGGAAATCCCATCTACCTCTTCGCGCATCTACTAGAATAATGTTGGGGGGTTCTCCCTCCACGGGATAAAATACACCCCATGTGGTTATCGCACTATAATCAGCATTCTCCTTTTTACTAAATGCTGTATCATAACTCTGCATAACATAACTTAATTTAGGGATATCTTCTTTTTCCCACTGATTCCACCACTCACGCTTCAAAATAGCAGTCGTCTCACTCGTAGGATTCTGCTGCCATTGGGCTTCCCATTTACCTACTGATAATGAAGCCTTCACCTTTAATAATTCTTCTTTTTTCCAAAACTCAGGCCATAACACTTTATAACCATCTTCAGATTTTTCATCTTCTAATAATGCCGGAAACTCTACTACTTCCCATTGGTCAGCCAGTACATCTCGCGCTTGCTGTTTTAATAATTTGCCAGTTAAATCAATCTCTGACCAACGCGTCATCACAATTACAATCGCTCCTCCAGGCTGCAATCTCTGCCGTGGACCAGATGTATACCACTCATAGGCATTCTCTAATGCTGCGGGTGACATTGCATCTTGTTCGGAGTGCGGGTCATCAATAATCATTAAATCCGCACCACGGCCTGTAATCGCGCCACCTACACCCGCCGCAAAATATTCACCGCCAGCATGGGTCTCCCATCTGCCAGCCGCACTACTATCCTGCCGTAATTTTACATCTGGAAAGACCAGAGAGTAATCGGTACTATTCATAAGGTTACGCACCTTTCGGCCAAACCTCACCGCTAACTCACCTGTATGCGTTGCTTGAATAATCTTTAACTTTGGATTCAAACCCATTAAATAACTCGGCAATAAATAACTGGCATACTCCGACTTCGTATGTCGCGGCGGCATATTCACAATTAACCGCTTAATACTACCATCAGCTAAACCATTAAACTTCTTTGCCATTATCTTATGGTGCTTCCCCTCAATAAACTCAGGCCATACTGTTTTACAATAGGCCATAAAATCCTTCTTCGCGTGATCACTCGAGATGTGCTGTTTCTGCTTCTCAAGCAAACGTGCATACTGCTTCAATACTTCTTCAGGGACAGTCATTGGGGCATTTGTCATAATTATTTAATAATATAAAAATTTTCTTGGCGCAAGACTCTCCGATCATTGTTTCAAAAAGGGGGGTGGAGGTACGCTGAATAATTTTCAGAGTGGTAATGATTTGGACAGAACCGTGTACTGCGCTGCGCTGGTACAGGTTCATCGCTCTCTAGGGGGGTTGCCCCTGTTGCAAAAGTGCAACACTGTAACAAATGTGCAGCGGGGTACCTTTTGGCACCCCGCCGCTAGGGGTTAGCTTGCCAGTACTAGCTTGCCAAACGCTGTGCCGTATGTGGCAACTGTTTGGCTGCTTAAAGCAAACGCACCGTTTAGTATTGCGGCAACCGCGTTTTGGTTAGTGTGTGCGCTGTTAGCGTTACACAGTACACCGCTGCCGCCTTTAAGCACACCGTTAGCATGTGTGCCAGCAATGTGCATTGCTGCATGGCACTGTACTAATGGGGTGGCTGTTAGCTTGCTAGGCACTTTTGTATTAATGCCAGCAACATTAAAGCATTTAACACCCTTAACAGTATGCTGTGGCACACCATTTACACACGCCCATAACATTAAGCCGCGTGCGCTAATAACGCCCTGCTTGTTTGGCTGCATAACCGCCCATAGCTTGCCGCCACCAAACAGTACACCGTTTGCCAATGCATTAGGCGTAAACTGTAAAGCTACATTGCCCATGCCGTTAGCGTTAATAAAGGCGTGCATAGCTGCAACATTAATATTGCCAGCCGCACCATTTGCACCGTTAAAAGCCTGTGCCGCTTGTGTTGTTGTGTTAACCATTGTTAACCCCTTTTTAGTTAACGCCGCCGCCCTATGCGGTGGCTATACATATTTTATGCCACAGGTGGGATATGGGTGTAAACCCCTAAAAGCACATTAATGCAAAAATAATTGCAATAACCCCAATTAACGCCATTAGCATTTGTGCCGCCATGCACCGATATAGCCGACCATAAAGCTGGATAAGCCAATGGCAAATATCATTGCGGTCATGTAATGGTGCAACGGTGGGATATTAAACAGGTCCGCACTGGTAAACATTAAGAACACACCAGCCAACATAAGATAGGTATATGTAAAGATCATCAACATAACTAGCTCCCCATAACAGTGCCATGCTGACACCATGCAGTAATTTCATCAAACAGTGCTTTCGGCACAATTTTGGTTTCATCGTTTGGTCCCCAGCCAATATTTACGCATTGACTAATAGGCACACAGCCAAACTCACGGTGATACAAAAAGTCCTCATCCGTTTGCTCTCGTAAAGTATCGTAGTCCATAACCAGCTCCTTTGCGTTAAGTTATGTATTTACAGTGCCAGCCGCCGAGCTGTCTTGCCAGCACAAAATTGTCACAGCGACCAGGATTGACTTCTGGAGAAGTCTGGCGAAATTTAATGATGTAGTGTGAGTATATATGACGGTGCATATATAATGAGATCTTTTTCTATCTCCATCCATCCATCCATCCATCAAAAAAGAAAGGGCGACCAATCGGCCGCCCATCCTAAGATAATTAAGCTGGGATAACGAACAGCTCAACGAAGTTCTTGCCCCATGTAGCCTTGGCTGATGGTGACTGCCCACCATTAAGCGCGTCCAATAAAGCATGGAACTTTCTTGCCTTGATTGACTTATGGGCTAAGTCTACATCGGTTAAGGTAACTACATGACCCTCATGGTCGGAGTTGATCAACTGCCATACTACCTTACCACGAAGGGTGAGGTTGGGATTGCCTACCTCATCAAATAATGTTTTTGCCTTTTCAAAAGGAAAAGGATTAGGCGTACCAACTACATCAACAGTAGGCCGGACACCGACATTATTTGGATTGCCGCCAGCTTGCTCTTGGACAAACTTAAAAATGTCCTGAGCGGTGACTCCCATATTACGCTGGTCCTCGGGGAGAGAATTAATGCCCTGAAAAGTGATTTCCTGAGCTACGACTTTTTTAGCTGATTTAGCCATGATAAGTTCCTTTCTACGAACTTGAGTTAGTAGCAACCCTGCTACACATATAGAGTAGCAAATAGACCTTCCGCTGTAAACACCTAAGTTATCATAATGAGTAAAAAAGATACGAGCAGCTCGACACCTGATGTCATGTGAATTCTACCGATATCACCGGACCTCTCGACCTGGATCGTCGCTCATCATCAGTCGTCGGAGGACTCTTGCCCATCCATCTCCATCCATCGGCCATTCCATCCGGTCATCGTACAATGGCTCTCCATCCATCAATCTCTTACTCAGGTTTCGGCCATCCATAAATAATAGCTGCCCTGACGAAGGATGATGAACCAAGTTCCAAACGCATCCACCAACAGATGTTCTTGAGGTCTGCCATGCTATTTGATGAGGACGCCACTTGGGGAACTTCTTGTCAGACTTTGTCGCAAGTATCTTTAACTCTACCCAGAAATCCTTGCCATTCAAGCAACCATTGACATCAGGCACTCCTGGACTTGCCCATGACTCCATTCTAGTCCAGTGTACCCCAAGGGGTCTGGTTCCATCGCGTAAGGCTTTCCAAAGTTTAGACTCAGGGTTCTTTGCCATCAGGTAAAACCTCCAGTTTGTCCATCTCTATGACAGGGCTGGTCGCTTCTACCAATGCTGGGTAGTCTTGCTGTATCCGCTTAATTTCAGTAAGCACTTCTTCTTTACTCATTTGGTCTATCTTACCATGCAGTATTTCTTTACGGTCAATGTAAAGACCCGCAGCTTGGCCTCTTGATTTTTCAGCCGAGACTGCTGCTGCATAGTTTCCATTCTGCATAGCTACATCACGGAGTTGTGCTAACTTCTGTACATGGCTTTCAAAGGTGACCTCGTACTTCTGTTGTAGCTCTTTCTTTATTTCATATACCCTGTTCAAAACCTGAGGGTAGTTACGTCCGTTCAACATATGGCTTGCGATAGAGTGTGCATTGGATTCAGCGTACCCTGCCCTGAGTGCTGCTTCCGTCTGTGTAACTTCTTCTGTTGCATAGATCATTGCAAACTTTTCCTGCATGGGTGTCAGCCCTTTTTCCACCCGAGGATTAGCCACAATGTCCAAACTGTTTTTATGAGTAACCTTTGCCTTTGCCATAAGACTCATACTACTTTTCTATAATAGGAAGGTAAATAGAAATCGAGTCATTTCAAAAAACCAACGGCTGAAACTCGCGTAGCTGTCTAAAGTTTAGACTACAATATATGATTTAGAGGTATAACCCTTTGATATGTTTGTATAGCCAGATAACGTATATTTGAATATCGGATAGAGTACCATACCCCATATTTCATTTTCGGTACTATATGTAAAAGTGCCAGAATATCAGAGAGCCACGGTTATTAGACCGTGACCCGTGACCTTTGTATTATTGTTAGATAAAGATGATTACCAGTAAAACAGGTATCATATCCCAGAGTAATTCCATGATTACCACCAGCAAGAGTAAACGACTTGTTTACCCTCCTTGATGGCAGCTTTTGCGGCTTCTATAAAAGCTAGGTCATCTTCCCTGTAATGTTTTACAGATTCATCTTGGAATTGGTGACCGTAGAAAAAACCGCCATCACAAACATTTTCAACATATCCATTATGAATGGCTCCCTCCAGCTTATTTATATCACCTTCAGTAAGCACCATATCATTGCAGTTAAGCTCAACGGCTGGTCTGCCAGTTTTTTCAACCCACAGTTGCTCCATAAAATCTTGGAGCCGAGCATGTTTACGCCAGTAAAAATCTTCATCAGCAATTTTTACTGTATACTCTTTGCCAGCATCATCTACACGTTTTTCGGTTGTGCAGCCAATCATACCATATTGATCTAATCCCATTATACCCTCCTATATATCTAACTCTTTGCAACTAGCACGATAAGCCAACTCTTCTTCGCACTTAGGACAAGGTGTTTTGTCTTTATCATCTATATGCTTTGCATAATTGTTACCGAGCATTGGCATCCCACAAAGAGTGCCAGAGTAAGATCCAGGAACAGACCAGTGTTGCTGACCTAGCTTTTTAGTCCACTCATACAACCCAAGATCTTTAGCAACCCTTGGAACATAATTAAGTATTTCAGTCATTATACCCTCCAGTTAAGATTGAGCAGCCGCGCTGCCTATAATTATATAATAAAGCGTGATGCCACATGAAGTAGTATTAAGTACTCCATGTGACTATTTTGTTTAGCTGAGTATCCACAGAACTATGAGCACAGATATTGCACCTAAAAGGCCAAAGAGTATCATGCTACGTTTGTATCCCGTGGTATATCAATGATATGCCATACTGCCTCAAGTAATGCTTCTTCACCCACATCACTAGAAAGTAATAGGGCAGAACATTTAGGCTCATCAGCAACTGGAACAACTGTTGGTGGACCATCAATATGTGGATAGTAATAGCACACCAGCATATAATCATCTGCCCAACCTGTTTCCGTTACTTGTGGTAAACGAGTAACAACCAAACGCTCAACTTCTGTGATCCATAAATCACAAGATGTTTCACTAAGGGTTGGATCACACATTGTTTGTGATTTACGAGAGTAGTCTTCCATAACAGACTGTACCTGTTGCAAGAATTGAGTAGCCATTGCTACCTCCTTTTGTTGATGTAGCCCTTATTGGCTACCCTTATATAATAAGGTGTGATAGGTATAAGTGTGTCTTTTATGTTCATCGCGATAAAAAAGACGGCCACCGAAGTGACCGCCAAGTTAAGGGAGGATATACACAAGAGTTTTTTCTTGCACACTTATCATTATACATCTTATTGATTGATGCAAGGGTTAATCCGTTCCATCAATTTATTCATAACAATATCGGCACGTTCAGCAGTTGCTCCATCTATCCATTCTTCTATTTCATCAGGATCCATCCCTGCTTTAGAAAGTTCCATGGCGCATTGTCGGGCATCCGTATCACCTTCTAAAAAGTGATACTGTGCTTCTTCTTGCATTTCCATCATCATTGCTTTGACTTTACCCATCATCTGTCTCCCATTTTATATTCGGCATCCAAATCCATCCAAGCATTCTCGTAAGCATAATCCCAATTAGAATGATAGCCTGTAGCTATGTCATCATCGGCAATACACTTAGCCCAATGGTCAAGACTAGGCTCATGGTCAAGTGGCAAATCAAGTTGACTATTCATCATCTTCATACTCCACCCATCCATCTGGTCCCCATATACTTAAATGAGACCCTGCTTTACCATCCTTGATTAAAGCATTTGCGAAAATTTTTGCATACTCTTCACGGTGAAACTCTCCAAAGATAAAACCATCTTCTTGCACGTGAAAGGGTATACCGCTTGAACGCCAATCCTCAGAATCTATTCTCATTTTTTATACTCCTTCATCCATGTATTAAGAATATCGGTTGCGAGATGTTTGGTTATATCAAACTCTTGCATAAGGTAGATAGTAGCCCCGAACATATTGGTTTCACCACTATCCCGTAACTCATCAAGGAATTGTTTGTATGAATCACTCAACCCACCAGAGCTACCCATTAGTATTCACTCGGTAGCATAAGTAAGCCATCCGAAAGGTAGAACTTGTAATAGGGCAGAAAACCAGAGTTAGGTGGCAGGTCTGTATACTCAATAGTACGAGTATGCAGAGTTATTGGACCATCACCTTTATCACCATCTGTGCCTATAATCACTGCACTATTATCATCATTAACAGTTACTTCAATGAAGATAATATAATCCTCCTCACTAAGCAGTGGTAGAAACTCAGTAGCTATAATATCCATAAACCAGTAAGCACCCATCCTTTCAGCAAAGGCTTTAGTACCATCCGTAAGCCGTAGCTCAGGGGTCATAGGCAGTTTATGGGAATACTGATTTAGGCTACCAGTAAAGGCATCAAAATCAAAGATTAAGTCTTTTGCGTTATTCATTATACCCTCCGTAATTTATCGTTAATAAGTTGATAATGACCATGAAGTTTAAACCGTTTATCTTTTTTGGTTTTCACTACATAAACATCATCAGGGTTATACTTATCAGGCCATGCTTTTGCCTGACGTTGTATTTTGTTTTGGATAGCACCAATGGTTTTATCCATAGCATAAATAGTCACGATATCCCCTGCAAAGGGGCGAATGATAGACTCATTACCGCAAGATAAATTGTACCAATAATACATCGCTAACTCCTTTCTGCGAGTTAAGGTTATAGTTTAATAATAAAGCCTGAGGCATTGAAAACAACTAATAAATACTCAAAATAATCGGTTAGGTGTTCCATGGATTTGCAGCCAATGATTTAAGGTAGACACTGCTTTTGACACACTCCATTATGCTAAACATCAAGGGTCATAATGGGTAGGCATCCATGGCCTTGTATTACACGATAATATATCGCTAGGACGTCGACAAACCTAATACACGTCGCCCTTGAAAGGTGGAGAAGAAACTCCTATGCGTCTACCCCCTTATCTCGGAACAGGATTATTATTATCCTGCCCATATCTATATGATAATGTCCAGAACTTAGTTTGGTCTTCAGTATAACTAAGAGATCTGAACTCATTACCTTCTATAATCCAAACTACATTATCAGGCCGGAAACAAATCCTACTATGTAGATGGCATTCATCAATACCAAATGCTGCACACTCTGCTCCTGTTGGGCTTGCCCAATCCAGTGATACTACTTGCTCAAGAAGTGAGCCACTATTTTCCAAATCTTGTTTATCCATGATGTCCTCTTTGGTGTTGCAGATAAAATATGTAACCCGATCAATGAGTTACCCCCAGTCTTTACGTTCTTCTTCCTGTCTGTACGCATTATGGTACTCCTCAATCTGAGCTTCGGTCATTTGTGGTGGGATAATGCGCTCACCAACATATGTACCCTCGGGATAGTAATGAGGTTTGTAAGGCCGACCATAATAACGGTCAGCCCCACCACGATCCGCTGGTGAACCATGCTTACCCCGCGTCACGAGCTGCCACCCTATCCTCATGGGCTTGGGCAATACGCTCAGCACATAACATAGCTTCTTTATGTACAGCAGGATACCGCGCCTCAACAAAACCAGCATATGCGAGTAACTCACCATACATCTGACTCAAGTCACCAATAGACATAGCAGCATCAAGTATACTGTGATGCACCTTGGTAAACTCTTCAAGGTTTTCAATCAAGTCTGTATTTCCAGTCATGGCTTGCTCCTTTCTATTAACAAATTGCCATATATTATATTAAGTATTTACAGCCTCATGCACAAGCCGTAATTTATCACGCCGATAAATATTGTATATCATCTGTCGGCTTACATCATAATCATTAGCGATACTTTGGTATGATTCACCAGCCTCCCTTCTATTGCGAATATCAATACGGCGAGCCATAATCCAATCAGCATCTTGGCGAGTATGCCTTCCATCCGGTAAATCCAGATTGTATTGCATCTTCCATCGGAGAACGGTTGGTGGTGCAATATCAAAATGATCACGGAACTCTTTATGGCTGCCGACGGTTGCTGCTACCTCGCGCAGAGTTTCTACATCAATCGGAACTCTAGCCATCCTGTTTCTCCCAGAAACTATCTGGTCTATCATATGGATGTTTAGGTGTACTAGCATCACCAGAGCGCAATTTGTAATGACGAGTGGTATGCTCTTTAGGTGTTTCATGGAATGATTCCATATACCGATGCAGTTCTTTTAATGATGGAAACATTAATGGTCCTTTTACCATCGGTCCATCCAGTAACCATATCTTCTGACCAGTATCACTAACATCTTCAGCTTGGTAAATTTCCCAAATGGGTTTCATGCTGCCCTCCTTGCCATAACTGAATTATGCGAACGAATACCGCGAGTTGTTATATGATAATAGTAAGGGCGACCAGAAGTACCGATACGTTCTAAATCACCACGGTGGCAAAGTGTTGATAGTATTTTAGAAGGGTCACACTCATCAGCCAGATGGTCAAAATCATCTTTACACATTGTCGCTCTTGTTTGTGCAAACTGCTCAAGTATTTTAGAAGTATAGCTATCTTTTGTACTCATTGCTCGCATAGCAGTAGCTTTTTTCTTACGACGTATCGGCAAGGCTGGTGACATTGGTTTAAGGTCAGCGAGCATTGGCATTTGTTTAATTAACCAACGGATCTGACCACCAACAGTACGGCACTCATGGTCAGCTACTCGCTTGAGTATTTCATATGTCTCTATATCAATAGCGACTGATTTATGGTTATTGGTGTCCATTTCTTTCTCCTATGCACACAGGTCTAACATAAAGTCGGGGATAGGTCTATCCGTCCATTTACAGAACTTTGACTTTTCCCCACGGTAGTAATCACGGTACGCAACCATAACATCATGGTGTTTGTACTGCTCCGGCATTGCTTGCGGAAGAGTAGTAACGCCTCGCGCTTTTAATGCTGGAGGAGCACAACGTACAGCATACAATACTGATTCGGACTTATGAATATTGCCGTATCTGTATGTGTATTCTTTGAATAAGTGATAGCCTATACGCCATGCCAGACGGTAATTATCTACAGTCTGGCCTACCCATATCGTACATGGGTGTTTAGGGTGAACAGGCATATAAGGTGCTTCATTGCCATGCTGCCAATGAGTAGTACAAAGCATTTGCACCATCTCAAGTGGCATCTTGACAACATGCTTATCACAATGCATTTGAGCACATTGCTTGGGATCCATGGAAAGCCAGAATATATTCATGGCATACGATCCTCGGGCAATGGCAAACTGACTGTGAGTAAGCGGTTAGGAGGCTGGCATACAGCATACATGAGTACCCTGCGGCGCGGCTCTGTAGATTTTACCTTGCGTATTGCCATAGTAGCATCCTGCAAATCATCATAACGCCATGTACTGTATTTGGCACAGCCATGGAACTCTGTAATTGTGTAATAAACTACATGGTCAAACATATAGTCTTCGTATTGTTGCCAATCCATAAGCAAACCTTTCTGTGTTTACTTAATTATAGTAGCATAACTATTTACGGATTTGTACTTCGGGGTAGTAAAAAAGTTATCTTTTTTATCAAACGCTTAAATTATAATGAGTTAGCACTTTATTGACTGGCTCAAAATCAGGTAGATCAGAAAACCTTTTGTATAAGAAGTTGATACCTGTATGCATAATCACTTTCATTTGTTCACTTTGACTTGAGTGGCGATTAGAATAGAGTACCAGTTCAAGCATATCTGCCATTTTCAATCTATTCTTTTCATCTGCGGTAAGAACAAATATCAATCCAAGGTCTTCAAATACTTTTTTCTCAGCATCTTCAAATGCTTTTTGTACTTCAGGATAAGACCATTTAGCGGTAGCTGGTATATCACCAAGTATCAATTCAGGCACATCATGATACAATGAAGCCATGATGAGTTGTTTTGTACTATCAGGCCAGAGTTGGTCTATCAATATACTTACTGCGTATGAATGTGCTCCCACTGTCTGTCTTTCTGCTTGCATGGCAACTGTATGGAAGCGCAATAAAAATTGAGCATCCCATGCTGTTGTCAAAGTTTTAATGTTTGGTATTGTCTGGCATTGGTGTCCCGCCATCTTTTACCCCTCTTGACCAAGGCTTATCACTAAATGTCTTTTTTGCTTCGCCCCAACTCGGACCAAACTCTGCATCTACCACACTTGGTATCTGCATATCTACACAAGTCTCCATGATCTCTTGTATCACAGAGGCTGTTTCTGGTTCAGCTACTGATATATCTAATTCATCATGCACTTGTATCAATGGTGTTATACCTTCTTTATGTAAAGCTACCATCGCAGCTTTTGTTTGGTCGGCAGCACTACCCTGTATCAATCGGTTAAGGGCTTTATATGTGAAAGCGCGTTTGATAGCTGGACCATGCTCAGCATATGCATCTTCATATGTCTGTGGTTTATACAATCCATAAGCATTTGGTTCCCATTTATCAAACCTACATTTGCGACCAAGCAGGGTACGGATAACACCTTTATTAGAAGCACGGTTGACTACATAATCAGCAAGCTGTTGAACAAAAGGGACTTTACCATGATACTCTTTAAATAAATCTTTAGCATCCTCATACTCAAGTCCTAATTGTTCTGCCAGTTTATTCTTACCCATCCCATAGAACAAACCAAGGTTAATATCTTTTGCTTGTTTACGAGGTACTCCAACTATATCGGCAGCCATCTGGTGGAAATCTGTAGTAGCATCTACATTGTACTGGTCAGCAAACTCTTGTGCGCCAGTCAATTTAAGTAGGCTAGAATAATGGACGACGAGCCGTGGTTCTTGGCTACTATAATCAAAAGCACCCCACAGTTCACCTTCTTCGGGTAAGAACAATCCGCGTATCATAGGACCAATCTCAGCATTCCTTGCTGGTACTTGCTGTAGATTAGGATTGCTATAACTGAACCGACCTGTAACTGTCCCACCATCATCACTACGGAGGCTATGTGCCTCAGCATGAATACGACCGTTATGTTGGTGCTTTATAATAGTGTCGATAAAGGTGGTTCTAGCTTTATTCAGCTCACGAGCTCGAACCACGGCCTGAGGAAGTGCATGGGCATGGTTGGCTAGAAAATTCTTAGTGAAGCTAGGCTGGCCTGATTTGGGCGTTTTAGGGTAAGTCAACCCCTTTGCATCAAATGCTTTAGCGATACTTGCCGCTGCCCATATATCAATATCTGTACCACCTGATTCTTGTAATACTTTTTCCTCTTCCCTTTGCAGATACACCTTTAACTCTTCAGCTTTTTCTAGGTCTACCCGCACACCTTTCTTACGCATATCAAATACAACTTTGAGGACTTGTAATTCAAGGTCAAATATATCTGCTATATCTTCTTTTACTATTATACCTTTAAAGAACTGCCACAATTTCAGGGTAAGTGCAGCATCCTGTTCAGCATATGCACCCACAAAATGAGCAGGGAGTTTCCACATTTCACTCTTAGCATTTACACCAAAAGAGTTAGCTGCTTCATATAAATCTTTTTCACTCTTACGCTCATTCAGGTAATCACGGCCTAAAGCATTGAGGGCATAACTAAACCTATTTTCATCAATAAGTGCAGCTACAATCATTGTATCTACAATACGGCCTTTTACTTCTATACCTTCTGCCCATAACCATCCAAGGTCATACATAGCATTATGCATAATATAATCACGCTCAATTGAGCATACATCAGCTAACCAGCGGAGTGTTTGTTTAGCATCAAGGTTACTACCATTATCATGCCGGATAGGGAAATACCAAGCAGCACCATCCACAGCTACCGCGATGCCAATTACATAACCATCTTTACGAGGCCATCCACTACCACGAGATGTAAGGTTAGGGTCACAGGTTTCTAAATCAATAGATACCTCCCTAGCTTCCGATAGATCGGGATAGCCATCTGGCATTACCCATTCAGTCGGTGGTGTGAATAGTGGGAATTGCATCTTTTACCTTTACCATCATAGGTTGGTTACATTTAGAACAGTGAGGCCATTTGTTTTTGAGTTTACGGAAGGTAATAACTTTCTTTTCCCTTCCGCATTCACATTCAGCCAATACTTCTCTATCTAGCTTTTCGTTATCCATTCCCTCGCATTCGCACTTCTGCCTCTACAAGAAACAAATACCTACGCAAATCACGGATATCATCAAGTATACCTTCCTCACGCATATCATCTTTAGCAGCTAAGAATACATCATAATTGTATTCATTCACTTGCTTTTCAAGCCTATCCCATTTGCGAGCCAGCATCATAAATGCACCAACACCGCCACGCTGTTTCCAACTATCACCATAAGATTGCTCAGAACCATGCAGCCCTTCTACATCTTGATTAGCTAACCCGAGGATATTATTAACAATAGGGCTATAATCATCAGGGGTAATATCATCCTTTTTTGCCATAACCGTATACTCCTCCCAATTTAATTCCTTCATACGCCTTTTCATGTATTGTTCGTGGCTTTCTCTTCCCATTTATCTCTCCTACGTTCTAACCATTCCCAAGTGGCTAAATGCCAATCATCGGGTTTTATATCTGCACAATGGTCAAAAGCTAAAGCTAATTCTTTAGCTTTCCATGCTTGCCATACTCGGTGCATAGGTTGTGCCAAATCAGAGAAACAGGAGTTTTTATATGCTCTTGGCCTTTCAGCATCCTCCATAAACCAACTAAGCTCTTTATCAAATGATTCTATATTATTTACCAAAGCATCTGGCCTAATCATACGCACATTATATGATTCATAATCAGGCTGCATACCCTCTAGCTTTTTTAATACTTCAGTATAAGCATGGAGGTTATTACTAAACTGTGTATAGATGCCAACACTCGCGCCGATGCGTGAGGCTATATACTCTTGGAGAATGGACATATGGACAGCATTAGCTCCCAATGCACCCCAGATCATATCATTACTACGGTTGCATACTGTCATATCAAGTATATTATCACGCACACTAAAATAGATATGGGTATTACAAGGGTGGTCTTTACAGCTATTAGCCATCCGTAAATCACCTTCAGCATCCCACATTGCAAGCACTGCTCGTCTATCATTTGTATGTGTCATTAATCTATGGGTGATCACATCAATCTGGTCACGATGGAAATAATTACGCCAACGATAACCATATGCTCCCTGTAATAATTTACCATCATCACTATACTCACCCATCCGTGCATTATAGCGTTGTATCCACTCTAAATCATTACGCCCTGCTAACATCCACAGGCTTTCCATAAAATGAAATATGGGGTTTGCATCACGCTCGGGATAGAACAGTACACGTTCGCGTGGGCTATTGTAGACAATAGCGCATGGTTCACGGAACTCAATTGCTTTACCATTACGAGTTTCTACTTCTACACCATCAGCTTCTAATGCTTGCTTCACAACAAACAATGCTTCACTTACATTTCCTACGGTGAAAGTATGCACCCCTCGCATGGGTGCTTTGCCATATAATGCCATATTTAACCGCCTTTCTATGGGGTTTTAAAGCCGCTACAGCGGCCTGAGTTAATGTGCCTTACCCTACTACTAAAAGCAACCCTCTAGCTGTCTGAGTAACCTGTAATAAAGTCAAAATGTTTCTTGACCCTTTTAGTATAAGTACCTCCTTTTAACGCCTCCTTGATTGCAAGCGTTGTTTCCTCAGTAGGCTCGGGTAATGCCTTGCGTCCCATGCGGTCAGGTAACAATCCATTACGCAAAGTGGTATTGTCACAACCGTTACAAGGACCGAAATCACGTTGCCCATGATACAATTTTGTTCGCGCTGCATGAAATGCCTCCCCCTGCCATACTTCTTCCATTGGTGTATCAATTACATTGCCACACTTATACCATCCTACCCAATCATTACAGCAAACAGCAACATTACCATCCCAACGTATAGACATCTCACGGAAAGGTTTGGCACACCGTTTACCATCTTGTTCATGGTTTAGATGGAAAGCGTTACCAGCGTGGTTACTGACTTGGGCATGGGTTCCACTTGTAGCGAGCGTAAGATCCATTCCAACCACGATAATATGTTCAGTAGCTTTTCGTCGTTGGTGAGGGTTTGCGTTACGTTCTGCGGGGTATTCGTATACAGGGTATGGACCATTATATCTCTCCTTTATTTTATCCACTATTTTTATACGATCATAATTATCAAGAAACAGTACATTCAACCCTGCTTCCATCAGTTGGTTGACACTTTTTTCAGTGTCGCGTAAAAGACCACCACCATTACTGGTCATCATTAAAGATGTTTTTGGTAACTCCTGACGGAACAATCTAATCATATCAATAAAGAAAGGATGCATAGTTGGCTCACCATGCATGGCAAACTCTAGCCGAGGGTTCCACCCTGCTTCTTTTATACGAGCACATATAGCCCTAGCTGCTTTGATACTTAGATATTTGTAAGGGGCAGATGCTTTACCATGCGTATTATCCGGACCATCTGCACCATTCTCTCGTATAGATTGTATACCGCAAAAAGAACAAGCAAGGTTACAACCCTCTGCTAATTCTATCTGAATAGAGTTTGGTGGGTCTTGGTGATTGTTAGATTGCGCCGCCATCTTTAGCCGCCTTTCTCCATTGTACACGAACATCCCAGCGTGTTTTCATACCTTCCCACCCTGTTTTAGTTTCTTTCTGTACTGCTTTCACATACATAGGAAACTCTTCTGCTAATGCTAGGCTTGCTTTTTCTTGTAACTCTGCATTGCGGTATGAACTGCAACCTCCAGCCGCACCGGAAGCACCACGTTGATCCCATGTCCAATCAACAATAACAGCATTACGATGTCCTGACTGAAACAGTTTCAGGGTAACGTAATAATCCTCCATCAGATCCATGGCATCATAACGTATACCTAAATTATGTATTATTTCAGGGCGTATTGCATGGACAGCATTTTGTCGCATACCATATTTAACTGTATCGGGGAAGTGCTTATCATTCATTTGCCGTGGGCTGAGGCCAACATGGGTATGGTTCATTAATAACCATTCCATACGCTCCCATAACTCATGCATTTCTTCTTGGTTTGTTTTTCTTAGGTTGGCAGCCATCCCATGTATGCGGCGACCAAATATAAGATCATCATCCAAAACAATAATTTTATCATGTCCTGCCTCCATAGCATGTTCTAATATAAACTGCCTTACATTATTGATTCCTTTAATTTCACCGCGATTTATACAATCACGTCCCTGTTTTGTATGCCAGTTTATTTCTTCTTGTGGGCAAACAAGAGCAGCATACTCTCGGGCTTCCGGACCAATACTATCCCAAGTAATTTGGTTATTCATCCTACCCCTTGTTGGTATATATATCGGTATCATATCTCATCCTCATCAAATATTACTTGGCCTTCTAATACTGCGGCCTCTAACTCTTCATCGGTTAAATGTTCTAACTCAAACATCGTTGGTTTTGGCTTTGGTTTCAACCTTTTCTTTTTTGGTTTTACCAATTTCAGTTTGGGCGGCTCTTTGCTCTTGGGCGGCTCTAATACTTCCAATGTCCGATAATTGTATTTGCATTTCGGACAATACCTCTTCCTCCAAGTGGTTTTGTTTCGAGTTCGACTGTCCACGACGGAAGATCTGCCATTGCATTTTGGGCACAACATATCTACGCCACCTCCCCATGTACAGCCTCCAGCATAGAACCTTGTAACCCATTATACTTACTGCGAGGTGTACCTTGACCAAGGCGTACACGCTCATATTTATCCCACTCGCATAAGCTATGTTCAATGCAACGCATATCCACTGCCAAATTCGGGATGTGATCACCAAGATAACGGTGCGAATCTTCGTGTAGATCTTGCATCTCCCTATTACTTTGATAGGCACTTAACGCTTTAGTGAGGGGTCTGCCATGGATCCTGTTGAGGCCACGTTTTGCTCCCGGACCAGCGTTTGCCCATTTGTATTTATCTTTTGCTTGATCAAGGACAGGTGTGTAGTTGAGGTCTGTGACGACCTCATAAGACATAAAACCTCCCCCGCCCCATCCTTTATATGCACCCAACGCTTTGTGTACTTCTTCCAGCGATTGCGTATCAGCGGCGGTCTGCGCCAACGCTTCTCTATTCTCCCATATCGGCGAAAGGAAATGGTCAACAACGACCTCCGACTTTGGTGCTTTAAGACCTTGGTTAGTGATTATATACGCACCAGTGAATGTCCGTAAACCATTGTCAATTCTAGTTTGTATAAGTTCTTTTGTGCGAGCAGGATTAAATTCTTCTACCCAACCATGTTCTTCAGCAAACTCACTTGTGCCAACCATACGAAACATACAACAGTTAAATATCATTTCACCATGTGGGCGGTTATCATTTGGCTTAGTCCAGTTTTGGCGCATCCAAACAGTCACCCTATCATTCTCACGGAAAGGGTTAGTAAACTTATAATCCCGCAGTATAGGGTCATCAGTCCAAGGGGCTGGTTGCCCCTTGGCTCGTTTTTGGTAAATAGCGTGACGCTCGTTTATCCAGTAGCAGAACCTTTCTATGTTCTCCATAATTTATTCTCCTAACTGGATACAGCCTTTTTCAATAGCAAGGCGAATATCAACGCTATTGCCTCCGGGACTTAGTGCTTTCATAGCGGTAAGTGCTTCACCCACTGTTGGTGATTTAACAAGGGCTTCAAAGTTATGCCAACGATTACTGTTTTCACGGTAAGGGTTTTGGTACACACCTGAAGCACCAGCAATCACAAGTATCTTAGCATTTAAATCATACTTAGATTTTGCTACACGCTTTGGTTTATCGGTTACAATAGCCTCAATGCCTTGTGGCTCGGGCGTGATATCTACTACTTCGGCAGTCATGTGTTTCTCCTTTGAAACAGGTTTATATTTCTTAGCTTTCTCATGAACATACTCAGCAAAATTCTTATGAAAGCTGGGATAATTTGGCAGGGTACATTCACCCTGAGTAGCTGTAACGACACTGCGTAACTCTTCTTCACTGTATGTATCCTGTAATTGATGTAGTTCAGAGAACACGATACTATGCTCATTCAATTCTTTGCACTCCCTTAACTCTCGTAAGGATTTGAAAACAAAGTAAGAATACGGATCATTACGGTTACTTTCTATACTGTTTTCTAATACAGCATATGTCTTTATGGCTACCATGATTGCCTCCTTTCTATGGGGCTAATAAATAAACTCTAGCTATATGTAGGGAATCAAGCAAGTGCTAAATACTCAAACACCTCCCTAAAAGTTATCTCCTAGGAAGGTGTTTGGCGAAAGGCAGGGTTATCCGAGCCTTCACATTAAGCGGCAAACTCTAATGCTTTTGCCATAGCTTTACGCTTAGTCTGTGCGGCTGAGCCAAACCAAGCTGAGTTAAGTGCATGGTCACGGGTCTTAGCACGTTTCTGGTGATCCATAACATACGTCACACCATTGAGTGCTCCCCACCAAGTACCCTTGGCAGACTGCATATCATGTCCAGGAGATGTTTCAATAGCTTCCAGTATAGACTGGGAGGTTTTGGTAAACTCCTCATGCAAAGGTGGTAGGTCTTTTTCCTTAGATTTACCACGCTCAATAAGTAGTTTAGGTTGGAATAACTCAGCAATATACTGGTCTATCTGCTCTTTAGTAGCCTTCTTACCAGCAAGGAACTCTGACTGTTCTTGGAACTTAGTCATTTGCTCACCACTAATACCAAGTGCTGTTTCGGCAGCTTGCATAATTTCCTCGTCAAACATTTGCAAATGCAATACGCGGAACTTACCAGTCATACCTTCTTGGCTAAGAGCTAGGGTAATCGTATTGTTACATACAACACGGATAGGTGTGAACATAACTGTCATAGCAGTACCTACTTTGTGACTGTTAGCCATAAGTAAGTAACCCTCTATATCATCACCGCCAGCCAGCTTAAAACCTTTCTTGATTTTAGCCAAGCCCCAGACACGCTCACCATCACTTAGGCTACCAGCCGTATCCATTTCCATATGCCCTGCTTCAGTAAACTTTTTAAAGAAGGACATTGTTTCATGGTTCTGGAAAGGAACAAACCCTTCACCGCAATGGGATAATACACGGTTATCTGAATCACGAACTACCGCATAATGCTCATTAGCGCGGAGCATTTGTGCTTCACCTCGTGGGTCATTGAGATCCCATGTATTTGGTTTATCTGCAAAGTACATCGGACGTTTACTTACTGTCCAGTCTAGCTTTGCAGCTTTGAGCATTTGCTCAGGTGTGAGGTTGCCCTCAACTTTTTCGCCAAGCCCATGCCAAGGAACCTGTCCTGCATAAGCCATTGTTTCAACCATATGTGCCATTTTATCTTCCTTTCTATAAAGAGTTAAGCACCAGTGTCTACACTAGGTAGAACATCAAAGTCAGACAAAGCAATGTCCAACCAACAAGTGTTGCCTTCAGAACTAATAGCAATGTGGCAACGCATTTCTACGTCATTATGCAGCAGTGTCTCGATAATGGGGAACTTAAACCCATCAGACAAACGCTTTATAAACTTAGGCTCAACGGTACGGTTAGCTTTACGCTGTATCGCACGTTCATTAAGTTTAGCGAACTGCTCTTTAGTTAAGTATTTTACGTCGGACATACTAGCCCCTTTCTGTGGGTGGTTTGTGTATAGGTATATTTAATAGGTGTAGCTTTTGGAGCGCAACCACAAACAGGTCGCTATGATAATTATGCTGGGATTTGATAACCACGGCTATACATTGGGTGTATTAGATGAAGATGTTGTAAAGCGCGAGTAAGACCCACATAAAACACGCGAGCCTCATCCAGATGTTCGTTCTCAAACTTACGCCACATAGAATAAGAACGACGCATAGTATCAGTGAGAAGCATAACGTGATCAGCTTGTGCTCCTTTTGCAGAATGAATCGTAGAGATTCGGATGCGTGGCTCTTCTGTAAGTGACTCGCCTTTACGAAGACAAGCCTTTATATAACGTCTATCATTCTCTGATATCTTACCTAATCCTTCATCCCAAGGTAAGGTATGTAATAGACCATAAAAATCTAAAAGGTCTTGCATTGCATATCGCTGGTCAGATTGTCCTTTATTAAATGTCTTATGACCATATGCTACTTGGCTACCCAACAGCATTTGACCATAGACTATACGCACCTGTTCTGCATTCAGGGTAGAACCATTCCTCATATTTTCCCATAAACGCACAGCTTCCAAAACTTTACCATCAATAGATTTACTGCCATTATAGATATATAAATGGCCTCGGCGACGTACCTCTTCTTCTATTTGTTTTGCCCCTCTTGTTGTACGGCTTAACAAAAGCCAATCACCGTTAGCCATATTCACTTCTTCGGAGTGCCTATGCCAATTGATGCAACCATCCTCATCCCGTGGGTTGAACTCTTTGGGTCGTCTATCAATAACTCGCTGAATAACTTTTTGACTAAGTGCATGATGAGTGGCGGGAATCCTGTAACTTTGATCCAGCACAGTGACACTTCCTTGCAACCCTATGAAGTAATCTACATCTGCACCCGCATAGCGGAAGATAGCTTGGTCATCATCGCCAGCTACAAACACCTCTTTGGCATTAGCTTGTAATAGATGCACCATTTTCCATTGTAGCGGTGAGAGGTCTTGGGCTTCATCAATAAAGACTACTTCAAGTTTAGGTGCTAACTCTCTATAACAAAACTGCTCAAGCATATCAGTATAATCAAAAAGCTGGTATCTATCTTTCCATGCTTTTAAACCTCTATCAACATAATCTACCCTAGCCCAATCTGTTTTTAAAGGGACAGTAGACTCATTGTATGCTTGTTGTAATGGTTGTTGTAGTATTCGTGCGATGTTTATTATTTCTAAAAATTTATCACCATAACCAAAATCTTTGTACGGACCTTGGTCAGTTAGACCTGAGTTGAAAAAGCCACCAATCTTTAACCATTCACCAACTTCAGGAAACTTATCCGCAGTCATTATCTGGTTATGGTTTATACCCATCTGCATAAAGGCAAGGCTATGGAGGGTACGGAAAAAAGGTAGATCACGTCTACTTAATTTAAATTTACCACAAGCACGATCTATTGCTTCTGCCGCTGCACGACGAGTAAAACCGAAATAACCAATACGATCAGGTGGGACACCCTTTAACATATACTCTTCGACCTTGTTTAACAGATAAGTTGTTTTCCCTGTTCCTGGAGGTCCGAGTATTATATTCATCAGAGTATTTCTTCTTGATCCGGTAAGTGTGGTAACTCTAATGGCTCTTGGCTATCTGCAAAATAATCTTGTGGCAGTGACCATACATGGACACCTTTGTTTTTAACACGCCAGAACATTTTTTCAGCTTCAAGCCCCTGTAACCTAAGAGTTATTTTATTAGAGGTATAGTGGTTAAAGTCATTAACAGTCAGGTGCTTTTTAATATCCTTAACTTGAAAGAATACCTTATCTTCTAACCATACCGCTACACCCTGTAGCACATCTTCACGCTCTGTACCTTTAGCTCTATCAGTACAAAATTGTGAGAGTAAATCTTCAAACTCACCTTTTATTGTAGCGTCAGGAGGCACTTCCACAATAGTTAAGTTATCTAATAATAACTGTATACGTGTCTGCCATGCTCTTTGGCTAACAGCAATAGGTAGCTTATTGATTTGAGCTACACAATCCCTTTGGAAACGAGTTTGGCTAATCAAACCATCTGTACTTAACTCTAGCCTATTACCATCTACATCTAATAACCATATCGGTGGGTCACCATCAATCTTTGTAAGGCTAGACATCTGGTTTTGTACACCAGCCGGACCAACACCAAATTTACGAGTAACGCATATATCTTTATTACAAAAAGGTTTGATAGGTTGGTCATCACATTTATAATAATAATCTTTACGTTGTAGCTGTTTGATAACAGCACCTACCTCAGTATGGCTAAGAGGTGGCTGTAAGTAATCAACATTATATCTTTGCACTAATGCTTCCCAATTATCAGCATCAAACATTCGTGCGTACACACCCAAATTAAAGAGAGCATTGTTGCGTGAGCCTTCACCAAACCCTTGCTGACAAAGTTCATTCAAACAAGGTGGACCATCCTTTAACTTTGGTTCAGGTTCTGATATACGGTACTTTGCAAAATCCTCAGGTGTTATTAGATATCGGGCTGCTTTAGTTACAAAATCTTTAGGCGGCATTAACTCGCCTTTAAAATCATAAACAGACCGTGTACTTAAATCACCTTTAAAGTACGGCATATTCAAACCATTACCAGTATCACCACGGTCTACCAAAATGGTTGTTTGTTTAGGGAATATCTCACCTTCAGCATGGCCTAATGATGCAGCTAACTCAGTAAGTTTAGATTGTACAAACTCAGCTTTCAGCGCATCTTTAAAGAAAAAATAAACATGAGCACCACCACTTTTACTACGCCCTACCCATCCTATAATTTTTGCTTCTTTTAATTTATTTACTAATGATTGATGGTCAACACTGTAATTATCAATATCAATCGCACCCCATTTACACAGACTATCATCACGAATAGGAATGATTCCTAAACCCTGTTTACCATCAAGGTGCTGTTGCCAGAGTTCTTCTGTGGGTGGCTCTTTTATAATTTTGTATACGCCTAGACGCTTACCATCACCGCGCTGTTCTTCAGGGTTAAACACCCCATGAGCGCGTTTATTACCATCAAATAATTTTAAAAACTGTTCTGCTAATGTCATTGCTTTCTCCAATGAGAAGGGTGGGAGAGTAAGGTTAGTTGATACCTAAACCCTACCCTCCCGAGCAACCTAGAGGCGATCAACCCCCTTGGTTGTACTTAAAAAGGCACATCATCATCGGGTGCTGCACCTTTATCCTTAGGCTCTGGAGGGGCTGTTTCTTTTACCTCTACTTCACCAGCTTTTACTGATTTAGCAAATGCTACAGCCATCTCAAATACATTAGCTTCTTCAGCATCTGTTAGGCTTATCGGACCGACTTTATTAATTTCCCAACCAAACCAATTACCTTTATCATTGCTTTCAGCAACTGTAGATAATTGATATTTATGAGACATCATTGGTAAAGTGTACGGACCGTTTTTGCCTTGTGCTGTAAGAGCTTGCATTTGTGTGACCCATTTACGAGCTTTCTTTAACTGTGTACTAGACATAGTTATTAAGCACCGTTGGGGACCATCCTCATCAAGCAGAATTACAAAGAACTGTGCTGTATTAGTAAGTATATTACCATTAGGCAGGATATCCTCACCACGCTCATTCTTTGTTGTAGTATTGGTAATAGGATCATCAGGGTGGTATGAACCAAAATAGCCACCACCTTTTTCCCTTGGAGCCCATTCTACAAACCTACGATTGTAATAGCATGGAACAACAGTCACACCCTTTTCACCATCGTATGCTTTATTAGCTACCGTATTAAACATCATACCAGCTTCAGCACCCTCAACATAAGCACCATCACGCTTATTCACTTGTGGACTGAGTTGTGCGAGTATGCGTAAAAACGGTACTGCCATATCTTGTGAGGTGGTTTCTTCAAAACCCAAACCACCTAAATCTTCAAACTGTGCTAATGCTACAGCAGAAGACTCTTTCTTTGCTACTTCTGTTGCCATATCTACCTCCGTATTTTGGCTCTCTGCCCCACATAAATACCCAACAGGTCATATGGCAAATTCTCGCCTTTTTCTACCTGTTCCTTCACAAACGACTTTAGTGTCATGGGTTCCACCCAAGTCTTAGTTTGTGTTTGCATACCGCGCTGTTCAAGCTCGGCAAGCAAATCTTTAGCAGAGTTATCCTCACCACGACCAAAGGCCGCTGTAACGTGGTTCTTTATAAGGGAACCATGCCCTGCTTCTATAAGCCATTGAAAGGCTTCATCCGTACGGTCTTTGGCAATGCTGGCATTATAATAAGGCGCAACACTAATCTCACTGCCATCCTCCATCTTAAGTTCAGTAACCCCATACTCTTGCAAAGCGGCTGGTAACAAATCTTCTGCTACCTTGCGATGCTCGCGTTTGGAATCCTTTAACTCTAACTCTAGATCAGCAATGCGTTTCTCTAACGCAATTTGTTGTTTGCATAGGTTACTCACAGTGCTGATACCCGATTGATTTATGCTGGTTAGGTCTCCAGCTACACTTTCAAAGTCCATTAACTAGACTCCTTCCTATGATATAGATCTACTTCCAACGGATAATAACGTTCCTCTAACCTATCCCACTTTAATGCTTTAAACCTACCATTGTTCATTCTGGCTGCTTCAGCACAGGCAATGCCTATACATAAAGGGTCACCAGATAATAATAAGTAATCATTATCATTAAAGTTACGAAGGCCTCGGCTAATCCTACGCACCGTTGGTTGAGTGCTGAATGAAACCTGTTCTTTAGCCGGAACAAGTATCTGCAAATCGCCAAAAGCAACTGCATCTGTGATATCTCTACCACGCACTTCTTGTGTAATGTAGACTGTCACGGCTTTCTACTCCGCTGCTTTCTATGCTTAGTAGTATTACCAAGCAAAATTACATTACACTTTTATATATAGGGGTAAAACAAAAAACTTATCATTGTTATCCATCCGATATTTTAATATCTGATATCTGATATCTGTGAATTGTTCATTTACAAACGGTTACTTTGAGCCCCTACGCGAGATAGAACACGAACATAAAAACATATGTAAGATTTTTGTTTTTGTGCTATTATAAAAAGTACCCAATAGAAAGCGGTGTAATGCGTTACAAATTTAAATACAAGCCCTACGAGCATCAGCTCGAGGCACTAAAAAGATCGTGGAATAAGAAAGAATTTGCCTACTTCATGGATATGGGGACAGGTAAATCAAAAGTTCTTATTGATAATATGTGTGTACTCTACGACCGTGGAGAGATTACTGGTGCATTGATAGTTGCCCCTAAAGGTGTATACCGAAACTGGGAGCAAGGTGAACTGCCCACGCATATTCCTGAGCATGTCATGTATGATACAGTGCTATGGAATCCTAGCCAGACTAAAACACAATTAGAAAAACAAAATAAACTTTATGTTGTAGATGATAACCTAAAGATTTTTGTTATGAATGTAGAAGCTTTCAGTACCAAGAAAGGTTGTGAAGCTGCCGAACGTTTTTTAAATGCACATCCTTCACTTATGGTTATTGATGAAAGCACTACTATAAAAAACAAAGATGCCAAACGTACTAAGAGTATTGTAAAGATAGGTAAAATTTCACAATACAGACGTATACTTACAGGCTCACCTGTTACAAAAAGCCCTATGGATCTGTACACACAAGCAGAGTTTCTTGATGAATGGTTATTGGGGCATAGTAGTTTTTTCAGTTTCCAATATGAATATGCCATCGTACAAAGGCGTAGTATGGGAGCGCATAGTTTTAATCAAGTAGTAGGGTATCGTAATTTAGATAAACTTAATGGTATACTTGAAAACTTTAGCTATCGCGTAAAGAAAGAAGACTGTTTAGATTTACCTGATAAAGTATATATCAAACGCAGTGTAGAACTCACTGAAGAACAAAAGTCTGTTTACAATAGTTTGAAAACATTTGCTCTGGCTTTGTTAGAAGATGGTTCAGTGACTACTGATACTATCCTTACGCAATTACTCAGGCTGCAACAAGTATGCTCAGGCCATGTAAAAATGGATGATGGTGAAATGAAAACTTTCAACTCCGCTAAATTACCAGAGCTTATGTCTGTATTAGAAGAAGTAGATGGTAAAGTTATTATATGGGCTAACTTCACACATGATATAAAAACAATAGAACAAGAAATATCTAAAATGTATGGTGCTGAAACAGTAGCTACATACTATGGGGAAACAGAGAGTGATGAACGGCAAGCTATTGTAAACCGCTTTCAAGATCCAGACAGCCCCCTTAAATACTTTATAGGCCAACCACGCACAGGTGGTTATGGGCTGACTCTGACAGAAGCTAAAACCGTTATATATTATAGTAATAACTTTGACCTTGAGATAAGGTTACAAAGCGAAGATAGAGCGCACCGTATTGGGCAAACAAGTAAAGTTACTTATATAGATATTGTAGCTGATAAAACAGTAGATGATAAAATACTATTAGCATTACGGAACAAAATCAATATAGCCAGCCAAGTTCTTGCTGAAGATTTTAGGGATTGGATTGTTTAAGATCTTGATATGATAAAAATCATACCAAGGAAAAATGTTGCGGCTGCAAGCACAGCACCACTTATCATCAACAGTTGTTTCATATTTTCAGCAGCTTCTTTTTCTTGTTTACGTTTTAAACGACGAGCTTCAGCCGCAGCTTCTTTAGCTTCGCGTATACGTTTAGCTCTTTCATCTACGATACTTCTCCATGTTCCATGACCAAACCGCATATCAACCATACTGGCTATTTCGCGCATTTGTTCTTGGGCTAACTTTGCATCTATTATTTCTCTAGCAACATTAGTAACACCAAACTGATCACCAACACTAACGCCGGACTGTTGGCTACGACGTTGTTGGACTTGTTTTTCTCCCTCAAAGAGTTTGTCTATAAAACCCGCAATCTCACCGACATCATTAGCAGTACCAATAGCACCTTTAATACCATCAACAGCACTTTTGAATAAGGCTATCCCTGCGAGAGCAGTAGATATAGGTTCCATATCATACCTCCCGCATACGGGAGACTAACCGTTTAGCACGATTTGTTACTTGGTGATACCATTTTGAGTCAACCATCTCATCGGCTGCTTGCTGCCAATCACGTGCATCGACACCAGCTTTCATACCTTTGAATTTGCTTAACCGAGGGTATCCCATATTGAACATCATATTTGCTATTATTAGTTGCACTTCTTCTGGTAAGGAATCAAAGTCGGGGTACAATCGTTCACAGTCTTCGAGGACTGTTCCAACATCTTTATTAAAGCACTCTGCGACTCTATCTGTTGTGATAAATGTTCCGACTGGACGGTTATACTCTTCGTCAGATTCAGTGACCAAGTGACCAATCCCAAAAGTAGGCAGACCCAAATGATCCAAGTATATTTCATACTTACACCCCTCATCTGCTTCTATTTGTTTCCGTAATAATTCAAGATCCATTATGCTAATCCCATGATACCTTGGTTACGACGATTTGCTATTGCACCACCTAACTCATCGCGAGGAAACAGAGAGGAAAAGTTCGTAATCCCTGCACCCTGACTAGCTCTAGGTGGTGGTTGTATCTGTGGTGCGCTCGCTAATTGTGTAGGCGCAGGAGTAGTAGGGGCAATAGGTGGTGCGCTCACTACTTGTGTAGGTGCAGGAGGAGCAGCAACAGCGGCGAACTCATCACCCATCTCAGGTGGTTGCCCTGTGCGCTCTACTTCCTCTTTTGGTGTTTCTACATCTTTACTAAAACCATCACCTAATTGACCAAGTATATTGGCAAATACATTACCTCTTCGTTTATTCCAAAATCTTCCTAATCCAGGCTTACCACCATAGAGTTTTTTCAGTTGGGAAACAGAGGGAGGTGTAGCAAAAACACTTGCCATAATATTATTGGTAAGGATAGTTCTAAAAGCCTGAAGTTCTAACCTAGCAACTCCTGAAACAGCTGATGCAGCTTGAATTTGACCACCAGCATCTATTTGAAAACCAGCTAAAAACGATGAATATATCTGATTATCTTGTAAATCTTTTATGTAAGAAGATGCTTTTTTATCATAAGTAGGAACATCACCTTTTATTGTAGCTGATTGAAATAAGGGTTTAAATTTAGCATAATCTTGTGAAAAATTAGTCAAATCAGTAAAGGCTTGAGCTAAAGGAGCTGGCTGAATAATATTTAAACCCTGTTTATCAAAAGTAGAATTAGAGTCTAATATTTGTTTGAATATTGCTGCTCGCATATCGGTAGCTGTTTTACCATTTAATCCACCATTTCTATTTACAAAGTTGATTATTTCGGCTTCTGTCATCTCATTAATAGATGTTAAAGCTCTTTCACCAACTGTCATCCTGCGGGACATCGCGGCATTGATGCCATCAGATTGTAACCATGATGATTGCCTAGCTATATTTTCTAGAGCTTTACGGTCACCAGCATCAGGAACCATTTTTGCAAATAGATCATTATCCGCTTCCGTTATTTGACGAATACGTTGTTGTGTCAATGCTGGATTTTGGTACAGCCAAGTGATAAAACCATCTTGTACATCTGCCACTAATTGACTAGCTGCAAGTTTACCATCAGGTCTATTACCCGCCGCAGCTTTTGACATTTTGGTAAAATAATCCCAATCACGTGAGGTAAACTGACCTGTCCAAAACTTTTCTGCTAACTCATTTGGCATTACTTCTGACTTACGCGAAAACATACTGGCTATATTAGAAGCATTGAGTGTATCAGACTTTAACCTAGCTAGTGTTTTAGCTTCATCATAAAACTTTAAAAAGTCTGTGCCGCCGCCTGTGGGGTTTTCAAGTATATCATCTATAGCATCAATAATTTGTTTAGCTGATTTAGAATCAGCTTGATCATTCATTAATTTACTTGCTCTATCCCGTAATGCTTTTAACTGACTAAGCGAATCAAAACTAATTTTTTTACCTTGGTCTTTAACTACAAGTTTTTCAACATTTGGATTAATTACATTTAATAAAGCATCTGTAATTTCTTTTAGTTCACCACTTAACTCACCTTGAGCACGAGTGGTAGGTGTTGGAATTAATTTACCTTTTGCATCAATAGCTCTACCAGATTTATCGGTGCGCCTTGGAACTGTTCTTATTTGTGTTCCTAATTGTATTGATCTAGCAATATCTTTTAGTGGGCTAAGATCAAATACTACACTATCCGCACCAGCCGTATTAAAGGCTTTTTTGTATGCCTGATCAATAAGCTCATTGTGTGAAACTTGCAGTTTTCCAGCAGATGTGCGTATGTTTTGCTCAATAGCTTCCAGTGTCATACCTTCGGGTAGTTTGCCACCAAATCTATTAGCAACTACTTGATAAACTTGTTCAGCTAAATCATCTTGTTGTAATTTGGTATAGGTGCTTAATTCATTTGCGGTAAATGAATCAAAATTACTTGCTGCTTTTGTTTTCAATGCTTCATACAATTTACGCTGTTGATTATTTAATAATCTTCCAGGAATACTGGATGTTCCAGCCGTTTGTGTAAATGCTGCTTGAAGTAATTTGTTTTCTGTCGCTAATTGTGCTGCTCCAAACAATGGCAAATTAAGCCGTTCTGCCGCTTCCTGTGCAGCTAATGCTTGTTCTCCCGCTGCTTTTTTTGCAAGGATAGAACCGCCCTCTTCGCCAGTAAAGGCTTGCCTGAATTTACCTCCAGCAACAGGGAGAAACTTAGTTATTAGTCCATCAATCAAACCGATTGTTGCAGCATCTTTTACACTAAGTTTTTCAATCAATTCTTCTTGAGTCATAGAAGTTTCATCAAGAATAGCTTGATCAATTAAATTACCTACAGTAGCTCCCGCAGCCGTGCCAACTAGAGGACTTAAAAATGTTCCTGCAACACTACCCGCTGTCGTAAAATTCAAAACATTACCAGTAAAACTAGCTATCTCATTACTTATATCACTTAAACCAGTGGGGTCTACAGCAAATACATCACCACCATCTGTGATACTATACACTTCAGCAAACTTATTACCGCCTGTAGGGATCCTTGAGTATTTACCATCAGGATGATGTTTTTTAAAATATGCTTGGCGGTCAGCAAAAGTACCTGTTGTTCGCCTACGAGCTAATCCATCAGATACATTAAAACTCATTGGTCCAACAGTTTTACTACCCTGCCAATTATCACCAACTGTTTCACCAACAACTTGATCAATACGCATAATTTCTGTTTCTAGAAACTCATTGTATTGTTCCATAGTTCTTGCATCACGAGCTTTAGTAATATCTATATCAATAGGTTGGAACTCATTAGGGTCAGGCTCACCTAACCCTATAATGCGTAAATCATTTTGTATTTGTGCTTCAAGAGCTGCCGCATCAAGATCTTTATCTGCACCAGTAGCAATAAAATCTGCACCAGTAAAAGGTGTAAACCTAGCTCCTCCAGGAGTATAATCAATAGTTGGTGTTGTTTCTGCGGGTGTGGCAGTCACACCAAAATTACTAATTGCTTGAGTGGCTGCAGGAGTTACACCGCTAGTTGTTGTGACGCCAAAGTTTTTCATTAGTTTGACCCAGACAAATTAATCATGCTGTCGTAAAATGTACCAGCATCAAGGTTTGCTAATCCAGGATTAGTAGCTTGTAAACTTGGGAAGTTGGCAATGAAAGTATTCCTATCCGGAGCAGCTTTAACAGCATTGTATCCTGCTACTTGATCAACTGGCACGAACCCACGATCTCCATTAGCATTTACAACAGCTAACGCACCATCAGGTATATTAGTTGCCTCGGTAACTGCGCCAGTTATTTCATTACGGAGTTCATCTGTAATAACAGGATTATCTACTCTAATATTTCTCAAACCCTCATTAAATTTAGCATGAAGTTCTCTTGCACCTAGATTTTTATTAGCATCATCTAAATTAAACTGGGTAGCATATTCTGATTCAGCTTGAGCACGATTGTTAGCTGTAGCAAATACTTTATTAAGAACATTAAGACCTTTTTGTGAGACTAAAAGACTCGGACCAGCAGCTTTAATCAAATCAACTTCTGATTGATTCAAGTTTCCAGGAAAACTTTCTGCCATCATAACAGCAAACTGTGCGCTAACAGAACGTAATAGCTCACCAGAAGGCACATCATTACCTGTAGCACCGAAGAAATTATTAAAGCGGTCTTCACCGAGCATTGATTTCATCATATCTCGGCCGCCCACTGCATCTACCATTTTAGTTATATTCAATCGTGTTTCTGCAAATGCTCCTGTTGTAAAGTTTTGTGAAGCTACTTGTGCCATATCTGCCATGTTTGAAAGTTTAGCAGCATTATCTGCGCCTTTATTTATATCGGTAATTTGTTTACCAAGCAAACCAGCAAACTCTTTATCCAATGCCTCATTAGGATTAAACTGTGAAGTAACAGTAGTTTTACCTTTAATAAAAGCATCGATAGATTTAGTTACAAACAAATCTCTAGCTGCTGCTTTTTCAGCATCTGTACCCGATGTTTTATCAAAAATCATTTGAGCTTGAGTATTCATAAGGTTAGTAAACTCAGGGTCTTTAGTTGTAAGTTTATCAGATAAGAACATCATTTCATTCTTAGCTTTTGCTACATCTGCATCAGTAGAAGCATCATTATTAGCAATAGCAGAAGCGGTATTAAATCTATCCATAAGTGCTATAAACTCAGGTGGTTGTACTCCTGTACCTTCAGCCCCTTCGATTTTAGTAGCTGAGTTTGTACTAGGGTCAAAAGCAAAATATCCTGTAGTAGCATTACCAAATATTTGATTTGCCTTACCTGATCCTGCTTTTGCAGTCTGCACAGCATCTTTATCATCTAAATAAAAATATCCAAACTCAGAATCACCAAATATTTTAGGAGACTCACCCTGTCCAGTTACAACTGAAACATATTGATTATTATCATCTAAGTAACCATACCCTGAAGTTTTATTACCAAATATATCTTTTTTACGACCCAACCCCTCCCTCAAGGTAATAGGTGTACTGGGATTAGCTGGATCAACAGCATAATAACCAATCGTTGCATCACCAAAAGTTTTGAGATCAGGAATCTTAAGTAAATCAGGTGCTACCTTTAATAGTAAATCAGACTCAGCTTTAGCTTTAGCTGTCTTACTTGCTGCGGTAGCTTCTGCTGCTTTTAATTTCACAGCTTGTTCAGTTTTGCTTTTAGCTTGAGCCATTTGCAAAATAGGATCACTTACAGCTTTAATTGTTTCAGGTGCTAAAACTGAAGTCAACAGCCCACCTTCTGGAGCATTAGCTACAGCAGCGGCTAAATTTAATCCGGCTATATAAGGGTTTAACTCATACCCTGTTTTATCACTACCCAATACATCTTTATAGTATTTAAGATTTTGGTCATATGTAGTAGCTTGGGGGACCAGACCCTGTAATGTTTTTAGAGTAGCTAAATTCATACCCGATGGAAATTTTGTTTCCCCTGTAGGTGGTGACCCATCTGCTCGCATTACAGGTTGCTGACCACCCTGCATTGCATTAGCAGCACCTTGCATTGCACCCTGACTACCTAACTCACCAAGCATAGACATAATACCATCATCAGCAATAGCCCCACCCTCTTCCTGAGAGCCTTGTTCAGCGGAGTCTAGTAAAGTAAGGGAGGGCTGTATAAGAGTAAGTGCAGATTCGGGTGTTTTACCAGCATCTTCTTTACCAATATAACCAGCTAACTCATTACGTCGTTGGTCAATACTTTGATCATCACCACGGATAGCATTCATAATACCTACATAATCTTCAGCATTATCAATATCATCATTCATACTTTGGAGACCACCAGCTATCTCAGCTAGAGTACCCTCCATTTCAGCTTCTTGCTCAGGTGTAGTTTCTAACCCAGAAGTAATACCTGTCCCAGCAGCTTGTGGGACTTGGGTGGCTTGTCCACTAAACATTGCTCTCTGTAATACTGGATCCATTAACTAAACGCTTTCCCTGCTGCACCATACAAGCTCAACCCACCAATCCCCGCACCAATCAATTGATTTAGTATACTTGGGTTTGGTGCTGCTGATTGTGTAATTGTAGATTGAGTACTAGGCGCACCCCGCAATACATCACCATAGAAACCGAGCCGTTGATAAGGCTCAAAAATCTTAGCCATTTGGGTTTGACGAGTGGCTTCATCCCCCGCTTGTAGTATACCTCTTTGTTGTTCACCAAGTGAAAATAAGTTTGATTGATCAGCTATACCTAATTTAGTAGCTAATTCACCTATTCCTGCTTGTTGTAAACCGAGTTGGCCTAATGCTTGGCCTCCCGCTAAATTCCTACCCAGTTCATTTTGGGCGGCAGCTTGTGCTTGTAAAAAATTATCAGCTTGAGATTTTGCTAATGCCGCAGCTTCATTACGACCTATCTCAGCTTGTTGAACAGCCGCACGACTACCGCCAAATGCTCCTGCTTGTGCTGCTTGCTGACCCATTTGTGACCGTTGCATATCAAAAGCACGAGTAATTTCGCTTTGTATCGCTTGCTGGTATGGGTTCATATAAGAAGCCATTTGGTTTGCTGTAGGCGCACCCATTGAACCTTGTAAAGCAGCAAGACCTAGATCTTGTGTAGCTCCGGCATCAGTTAAATAAGATTGATAACCACCTAAACCAGTAGAAGCAGCATTTAATGCATCTGTTTGTGCTTGCGTCATACCTTGTGAGGTAATAGCTGGTTGCCCTCCAGTCGGAGGCGCACTCGTCAGAGCTTTAGCTTGCTCCATAAGGCCAAGTTTGTAAGCCTCAATTTCGGGGGCTTCTCTGGTAATTACCGTTTCGGTAGCCATTCTTAACCTCTTCTTTCCAAGGAACGCATCATATCATACATTCTTTGTGCGCCAGCCCTACGGTCACCACCACCCGCCCCACGGACAGCTTTTGCATTCATAACAAATTCACCATCACTTAGCATAGCTGGTATAGAATCACTGGTTGGTGTTCCAGGACCATTGATTGCGCCACCCCCTGCGGCATACATTGCTGGAGGAGTATAAAACGTGGGCTCTTGGTAGTAAGGGTTATCACCATAGAAGCGATCATCAAAGAACCTATCAGGGTACTGAGCTTTATACTCATCTAAAGTTAACCCTGTAGAATCATCTACACCATCATCATCATCATCTGTATAAGTGAGAGCAAGAGCCGCTGTTCCTGCTGCTCCTGCCGCATATAAACTAGGCGCAGCTTTTGTTAAGAAACTAGGAGCTCCTGCTGTAGCTGCTTCTGCTATTTTAGCACTAGCTTGGTCTGTAATTGCTTTTTTAGCTGCTAAATCAAGTGTTGAATCACCTAATGTACTAAGAGCTTGTGCAGCCTCACCTCTTGCTATTTGTTGTTGTATTGCCGGATCTATACTTGCACGATTTGGGCTAAATATTGATTCTAACGTACCTTCACCACTTACTGCTCCTGTTTTCGGATCGACAGTAGCTTTAGCAGGATCATATAAATATTTTTCCATAAATGATTTTTCAGAAGGAACAATAGGTTTATCAATTCCAGCACCAGCACCAGCACCAGCAGTAGCATCTACTTTAACTGCTTTAACAGGGTTTGAACCTTCTGTCATAAACGCATTTTTATCAGCAGCATCAGCTGCACTAACTTGAGCTACTTGACCTGCACCACTACCACTCATACCAAAACCGTAAGGATTATCATAACTCAAACCACCTATACCACCTGTAGAGCCAAACAATCTATCTGTTTGTAGTGCTCCAGCTTGTAATGGGTTCCCTGCGGCAAACTTTACATTTTTCATAAATGAACCAGAACCACTAGCTGGACCACTAAATCCAGCCGTTACACCACCTATCGCACCTGATATAAGGGCTGATTTAGCAGCATCTTTTAAACTACCACCTTGTAATAATGTTGTGATACCAGATCCAAGCGCACTACCATATATCGGACCAAGAGCAAAAGATAAAGCTATTGGTAATACTACTGGAGCTATTTTCTTTACGATTTTTTTGACACCCCGACTTATTTTCCTAAATATCTTTTTAAGGAAAAACTCAGGTTGACCAGTAACTGGATTAATACTATTTAATTCACTACCTACAATATAACGCTCAGGCTCAATACCCATATCTTCCATTTGGGTAAACAACATTTGTTTTAACCGAGGGTTTTCATCCAATACTTCCATTGGAACCATTGTTTCACCTTCAGCGGCATGAACAATGTATGTATCACCATTACGACCAAAATCTGCTAACATTTCTGCCGCAGACCTCATTGTTTCTAAACCACCTGTCGGAATGAAAGGTTGTTCTTGTACCTCGTATGGGAGTGTCGCTATACCTTGCATCTTACTTTCCTTATAAAATGAGATGCAGGGTAGCAATGCCTGATATTTGCTAATTGCATCATAACCATATTTTCTTCCCTATGCAACCGAGATAGTAACTGTTCCTATAGCGGTTGTTCCCTGCACACTACCAGAGTAAATTTCTTCTGATTCTATTATTTTTATAAACCCACCATCAGCTATATAAAAATCACCCTTTTCTAAAACATTAGCAGAACCACTACTAGGAATTCCTTGGAAGTTTATATCAGCAGACCTAACTTCATCTATTAATTGTTCTAATGTTCGTGCAAGTTGATGGATATAAACTTGATCATATTCACTAGGCGCAATAGGCAGTATCGGCCTGATTACTTTTTTACTCATCTTCTGCCATCCGCACGGCTATCTAACCTTGGTGCGCCTAACCTCCATTTTACGCCAACTGCATCTTTTTCTACCCGAATAGCCATTTGTCTACCCCGAGCGCGTAAATCAATTTTATCTGTATATTGTTCTACAGGAGAAGTAGCTGTGCGTACTGCAGAACCAGAAGCTGATTCTGTAAAACTGTCCCCTGAAAAATCTCTACTTTTTATAGTAAATTTAGCGGCAGGATTACTTGTACTAGAACCATCAAAAGTTAGATCTGGTATAATACGGTTTACCAACATAAATTGTTGACCATCACCTATATCAAAATCAGATGATTCTACAAAAGCATTTATCGCAACTGCACTACCTGTACTGAAATCATCTTCACCATCTTCATGGTTATACAAATATGTATCTACACCTGTAGCTTGTGGGAAACTACGCAACCCAGAAGCACGGTCATTCCAAGCAGTGCGTACTAATGTCCCATAATACCAGACTTGTTGCCCATAATTGTAGATTACATAACGGTCAATTTCTGATGAACTAGAAGAACAATAGAACCACCATACTTCAGTTTGACTAGCAATAGAACCGACATGAAATTTAAATGATTGCTGGTTATTCATATCACTAAATACATAATCGCGCACTGTACATGGGATAGCTTGAATACGGCCATCATATATATAGAAGTTTTCTTGACCCATCCAAAATACAATATCATTTACAGCAATAGCCGTATTTGGACCAGCTATACGAGTATTATCACCAATAAGTGAAACACCAAAAGTAAAAGGCGCACCAATAAACTGCATTGAGTAAAGTGATTGGTCTGTCCAAACAAGTATCTGACGGCTTGTCTGTATAGCTGTGATAATTTCACTACCTTTAGAAAGCCGTAAATCACCTGCTGTATTTGTAGCAGTAGGTGTCCAAT